AAGCTCAGGTTGACTCCAAAGATCCACCCGCGCAGCCTGCGAAGCAATCAAAAAAAGCAGATGCGGAGGATAGCATATCTGCTCGACGCATTCCTGCCGGCAGTAAGGACGGGGAGGAGCTTTGCACCTGCTCTGTATGTGGAGATTTGCAGAGGGCAAACCGCAAAGTGTGCTTCACGTGCGGAAGAAAATTTATAGATTGACGAATTAACGTTGATATTTCGGCCCGTGCCAGTTGGTACGGGTTTTTTCATGCCAAATTTTGAGAGGAGATCACAAATATGGCCCGTAAAACCCTTGATTTTGACCGTTTCCTGTCCGAGCGTGAGAACGCGACGATGACGATCCGGGTATTTGGCCGCGACTGCATCGTCCCGGCGGAGCTGCCCTTTGATTATATGCTCAAGATCGAGCGCATGGTGCGCGATAAGGTCGCCATCACCGGCGAGGAGAATTTCATGTTGCTCCGGCAGATGTTCTCCAGCGATGATTTTGAATACATCGTGCATCACCCGGAGTTCCGCGCCAGCTACGTTTGGGAGTTGATCGCCTTTGCGTGGCTCCGCGCGGAAAAAGAGGAGCAGAAGCCATCGGAGCCGGTTTTTAAGACCGAGGACGATGTGAAAATCGAAGAGACGAAGGCGCGCAGCGCAAAAAAGTAACAGTCAGCCCGATTGATCTATGGCAATACATCGAGGCTGACTTCCAGCGCGAATATGGAATTGATCTCGTCGCGGCCAGAATATCATGGCGCAAATTCTGCGTCCTGTATGGCGGCCTGTCCGGGCATAGCCGGACATACGCCAATTACGACCGCATCGCAAAAAAAGTTACGGAAAACGGCGCGACTTCTACGGGCTGGAGCCAGCTCGTAGGGCTTGCAAAGCCGGACGGAAAGGGGTAAACACGCATGCCCGGAAGCTATAACGCCGGTTCTGTCTACGCGGAAGCGACGCTCAATATCGAAAAATTCAAGGCCGCCGCGTCGCAGATGGGCGGCGAAGCCGGTAAAATCGTCACTGCCCTCGACCGTGCGGGTGCCGGGCTGGAGAAATCGCAGCGGGCATTGGATTTGCTCTCTCAAAATCTGAGCGCCGCGAAAAGCAGAGTTGATACTGCCGCGTTTAGTTTTAGCTCCGCCAGTGCTAAACTTAACGAGCTTGAAGAGGCCGCAAACGCCGCATCTATTAAAGCTGCTGAGATGGAGACAGCCTACACCAATGCTGCCCAGGCATTTGGCGAAAGCAGTATTCAAGCGGCGCAGGCAAAACCCGCATATGAAGAAGCGGCGGCGAACGCTGACAAGCTCAATGCCTCCGTCGGAAAGCAGGAAACTGTTGTGCGCAAAAGCGCAGATGCGCTCAAACGCGCCGAGCTTGCCGTAAAATCCTATGAAAACCGCATCAGTGACACCAAAGCCAAAATCGACGGATTCAACGACACGATTTCCAACCTCAATTCAGAGCTTGCCTCCGGCACGATGCAGGGAGCTGCCAGCGATATGGATGCTGCCGGCGCAGCCACAGAAGCCCTCAACGACATTACTGATACGGCCAGTCATACACTCCAGCGAGGTTTTGCTTCTGCGGTTCAGAGCGCTGTCGGGCAGCTCGATCTGTTTCAGGGCAAATCCGGTTTGGCAGGTCTTGCCCTGCAATCTGTCCAGCGCTCCATGCAGCCGCTTATAAGCAAGCTCAGTCTCACCACGCTCGGCTTTGGTGCGCTCGCCGCCGGCGCGGTTTACGCGGCCTATAAGCTCTATGATTACGCCTCAGGCGCAAAGGCGGCCCGTGAGGCGCAGGAAGAGCTCAACAAAACGGCGCAGGAATGGGCCGATACCGATGTGACGACCAGTTATGAGAAATCGAAGGGCATGTCTGCCTTTGGCCTTGACGGCGATGATTTCCAGCGCATGGTCAAGGGTTCCCGCGGCTGGATGGAAGAACTGACCCGCGTGTGGTCGGACGGTAAAAAAGAGACGGACGACATCGTCTCCGAGATGGTCAGCGGCTTCACCAGCGGAACGGACGAGCTTCGCGACGGCCTTGCGGAGATCAAGGACGCAGCCGCTTCCGGCGGTTATGTCAGCGACGGATTTTTACAGGGGCTCGACGAGGATGCGGCGCGCCTCGATGAGATCGACGCAGCCGTTGAGGCGCTGCTGAAAAAGAAGCAAAACGGCCTGCTGTCTGAGGCGGATACGCAGTCGCTTCAGGCGCTTTATGATGAGCGCGAGGCCATTGAGATCAAATATAAGCTCAAGCCAGACAGCGAAAACGGAAACCCGTTTGAAGAGATCACGACAAACGTAGACGCTGCGCTCTCTAGAGGAGCGCAGGGCACGGACGTTTGGGCGGACGCTTATGCAGCGGCAACGCAGGGCCTCGCTCAGTATAACGAGGCCATCCAGCAGGAATATGATCGGCAGTATGCCCTCATCCAGCTCATCGAGGACGATGGAGAGCGCAAACAGGCCCTTGAAGACCTCAATCAGTGGTGGAATGATGCTACTACGCAGGGCGTGGACAAATATGCAGAAGCGCTCAATTATGCAATGGATTCTACCAATGTTTTTGGTGAAGGAACCGCCTATGACAATACGGCAGATAAGCTCGAACACATCCGTCAGCTTATGATCGAGGTGTCCAAAACAGGCGATAAAACTAAGCAGGCGGAACTTGCGACGGCCCTTTCTGAATTGGATGAAACGCAGGTCGTAGAAATGACCGCCGCGTTGCAGTCAATGCAGGATGCCGCAAACAAAAGTGGCACGACGTTGAGTTCTGAGGCGCAGGATGCATATTTCACGCTTACGTCGCTGAAAACAATACTCAACGACGAAACGTTGCAAAAAGGATTGCCTGAAGACCTCATTAAATCGATGAATGATATGTTTGGCGAAGGGCTGGACAAAGAGGTCTTACAGGTCTATGCGGCTTTGGATGCTGATTTTCTGGAAGAATCGTATACCGCATGGGCCGAAGGAGCGCATGCCGAAATCGAAGGCACCGTCAAAGTAGTCAAATTTGAGGATGGCAATTTTACAAATTCTGCCGATCCCCAAATGAGCTATGCTTCGGCAAGCGGTCAGGTAAACAAGACCGGTTTCCTCGGCATTCCAACTGGCACCGCAAATATGATTGACTCCCTCGCCAATAGCGTTAAAAACTATAACGAGGTGCTGAATTCCTCCGATGCGCATAGCGCTGCTCAAATGCAAAGCGCCATATTCGAGCAAGCGTTAAACGCCGGGGGGCGCCTGAATAGCGATGACGGAAAAGGCTTTGAAGAACTCGCTCAGTACATCGCAAACGGCCTGCAAATGCTTAAAAACGGCGAATTAAGTGAAGATGAAGCCGCGCAGTTGTTCTCAGTAATCGAGAACGTACAGACAATTCTCGGTTCCGCGGACGCTGTCGGAGCCTTGGGCGATGTAGGTGTAGACTTGGCTGAAGGTCTCGCAGAGGGCTTTGCGGGATTCGGCTGGGCAAGCACCGCAGAAACGGTCGCTTCCGACATCGACGCAGCAGTCCGCGCCGCGGAGCAGTCCCATTCTCCCGCGGAGCGAACAAAGCCCATCGGAAATGACGTAGCCGCCGGCATCGGCGCAGGAATGGGCGAATACGACTTTTCCGGTGATGCTGAAACTGTCGCCGCCGCCGCAAATGCGGCCCTCAGCTCTGCGATGGCTGGCCCGACTGCGAAAACGCTGGGACGCAATTTTTCCTCCGGACTCGCGACCGGTATTCGAAATGGGAAATCCGGCGTAATTTCAGCGGCGATTGAAGTTGCGAGTGCCGCAGCACAGGCGGCGAGAAATGCACTCGATATCCACTCTCCCTCTCGCGTCATGGAATCCATCGGCGAATACTATGACCTCGGATTTATGGGCGGCATCCGCAACCTGTCGCCCGACATCGAGCGTGCTGTTGCAGAAGCCGTTTACGTCGAGCCGCCGCGTGATCTGGGCGAGCCGAGCGGCAGAACCACCAGCAGTGCGCGCGAGGTCGTCATCGACTATGACCGCCTTGCGGAGGCCATGTCGAATCAGCATATTGAGCTTGTTGAGAATGGCAAGGTTGCCGCCAAAGTCAGAGCGCGCTACACTGCAGAGGCCGCAGCAAATCGCAATCGCGGAATCGCCCTGGGCTATGGAGCGAGGTGAGAAAATGAGCAGAAGCAATAACAATGTTTTTTATTTCAACGATTCTTCCTCTTCTGATCACGGCGTTCGACTGATAAACGTCTACATTCCTTCCCTCCCGGCGGCACGAGGAAAAGTTGAAACGCCGCCGGGCCGGAACGGCGAACTGTGGATGGCTGAGGGATGCTACGACACCATCACCATAAAGCTGCAATGCCGGGCGAACAAGTCCAAACATAGCGAAATCGGCGGATGGCTGACCGGGCGCGGAAAACTGCGGTTTTCTTCCGCTCCCGGTTTTGAATTTATAGGACGAGTAAGCAAGCAGGTGGATTTCAAACAGCTCACCGCGGATTCCGATCCGCTCATTGAGTTTACGGTCACGTTTGCTTTACAGCCCTTCCGCTACGTCTATCCGCCCAAGCCCGCCGAGGAGATCACCACCTCCGGCGGGACGATCACCAATCCCGGCACCGTGTTTTCTCAGCCGCAGATCAAGCTGACGGGCAGCGGCGACATTACGCTGGTGGTCAACGGCTATTCCGTCGAGGCACGGGGCCTGACGGACGGAGCGATTATTGACTGCGAGCTTATGGAGACGTTCAATCTGGCCAAAACCGCGTCGCTCAACAGCAGCTTTGTGATGGACGAGTTTCCGGTGCTGCGGCCCGGGGCGAATATCATCACGTGGACGGGCAGCGTGACCAAGGTTGAGATCACGCCGCGATGGAGGTATCTATGATCAACATCTACCCGGCAGACACTGAGGACTTTTCCACGCTGGGGTTGGCCGTACTCCAACCCACGGAATGCACCGTGGAGGAAAAGGCCGGCGGCCTGATGGAGCTGGAGATGAAGCATCCCGTGGACGACGATCTGAAATGGACGTACCTGCAAAACGGATGCATCATCAAGGCCCCATGCGCCGTGCGGGAAGCGCCCATTGTGCGCATCCTCGACAACGTGCCCAGCGGAGCCACGCAGACCGTCACCCGCGCCATCTACAAGGTGCGAACCAACACCGGCGCGCGCCTGAGACTGCGGGCGAAGCCCAGCACCTCGGCCAAGATCATCCGCGCCTACAAGGTCGGGACGGAGGTCGTGCAGCTCTCCAAGTCCGGCGACTGGTCGCGCGTCGTCATCAAGAGCGGCGGCGCGACGGGCTGGATGTACAGTCAGTATCTCAAATTCGACCGCAACGAGACGGAGACCGTCAAGGGCGACAACGACCAGCCCAGCGTCGTCATCGAGAGCAAACAGACGCGGGATCAGCTCTTCCGCATCTATTCCGTGGGGCGCGACGCAGAGACGGGCATGGTGGAGGTCAAGGCCTCCCACATATTCTACGACCTGTCCGGCGTGATCTGTACCAGAGACTATCATCCGGAAAACGTCGCCGCTGACACGGTTCTGAGCACCATTCTGGCCAGCGCCAGCGCCGAGCATGGCTTTACCTTTCACTGCAAGGTTACCAAGGCGATTTCGGGCGACTACACCGGCGCATCCATCGTCAAGGCGCTGCTCGACCCGGACATTGGCATCGTGCCCCAGACCGGCGCGCGGATCATCCGCGACAATTACGACGTGTATATTCTGCCGGACGAGGTCATGGATCGCGGCATGGAGATTCGGCATCGCAAAAACCTTCTTGGCGCTGTGCTGACGGTGGATGTATCCGGCGTGGTGACGCGCATCCGGCCCGTGGGCAAGGACAAAGACGGCAACCGCCTGCTCATCACGGAGAATAACGGCTGGGTGGAGAGCGCCAACAAGGCCCTCTACCCCACCAGCCGGGACGCGGAGATCGAATACGACGTGAGCGTCTCCACGGCCAAGGACGCGCAGTTTAAGACCAACGCGGCGGCCAGAGCCGAGCTGAAGCGCCTCGCCCAGCAGGATTTTGCGGACGGCATGGACGCGGCCGCGGTGAGCCTTGACGTGCAGCTCGCGGCGCTGGAAAACTCGGCAGAATACGCGGACTACGCGCAGCTGCTTACGGTGTTTTTGTACGATACTGTCAATGTCATCGCGTCCTATGTGGGCATCAACGCCAAGCTCCGCGTCAATGGATACGTCTACGACTGCCTGCTGAAGCGCTATCAGGACGTGTATGTGGGCGACATTTCGGAGCTTGAGCAGACCACCTATGGCTACGAGATCGCCGACGGCAGCGTATCCGGCGTGAAGCTCCTGCCGGGCAGCGTCAACGCCAACAGCGTCATGCGCAATGCCACCATCGGCTACGCTAAGATCGCCCAGGCGGCCATTGAGCAGCTGGCGGCGGACAGCATTGTGGCCATCCGGGCGGACATCCACGAGATCGTGGCGGGCAGCGTGACGACGGATCAGCTGTATGCCGACCTCGCCAGACTGGCCGTGGCGCAGATCACCACCGCGAACATCAAGGAGGCCAACATTGACTGGGCGCAGATCGCCGAGCTGACGGCGCAGATCGCGAATATCTCCAAGGCGCAGATCACGACGGCGAACATCAATGCGGCCAATATCAACTGGGCGCAGATCACGTCCCTGTCTGCGGCCATCGCGGACATCGCGACGGCCAAGATCGGCGAAGCGGAGATCAAGTCGGCGCAGATCACCGATCTGGAAGCGGAAGTCGCGCGCATTGCGGCGGCGAAGATCGCCGTGGCGGACATCGACTGGGCGCATATCAAGGACTTGGTGGCGGGCACGGCCATTTTTACCGCGGGCGTGGGTGACAAGCTGCATATCGCGCGTCTGGCCGTCACCGAGGCGAATATGGTCAGCCTGAGCGTGGGTGAGCTGCTGGTCAAGGGGCAGGACGGCTCGTTTTACTCCGTATCTGTGGACGCGGATGGGAACATCGTCACCGAGAAAAAGCAGGTCGTGAACAGCGACGTGAAAGACCTTTCCATCAACGCCGGGGAGAAGATCATCGAGGGCACGGTCACGGCGGCATGTCTCAATGCCAACGACATCTTTGCCAACAACGCGACCATCAAGCAGCTCATCGCGGCCAACATCGACGTGGACACGTTGTTCGCTCGGGAAGCGACTATAAATTCGCTCAACGCGATGGATATTCGCGGGAACAAGTATTTGCAGCTGTATGTGACGGATAAGGTTGACGGTATCTCTGTTGGTGGGAGGAATTATATCGTCAAATCAGAAGGGCCGTTAAGCGTGACGAGCGACGGAAGTGGGAAAGTGACAAATTGGTTGCTGAACGCTGCAAGTAAAGAAAAAGCGGTTTCGCTTTATGGGCAAACGGTCACTGTATCCTTTGACTGGTCGCATACGGTGACGGAAGGAACGGCAACGCTGCTGTTCAACTACAACTACAACGGTGTGACTGCTTTTAATAGCAGCAAGCCATCGACTGGGCATTATGAAAACACATTTGTACTGGCTGCGCTCGATCCGATACCATCGTGGGCAAATGAAAACGTGCTCTATCTAGATGGCACGTTTGCTGGTACGGTGACGCTGACAAACGTCAAGGTTGAGGTCGGCAACAAGGCCACGGACTGGTCACCCGCACCGGAAGACATCGAGGGTGACGTGTCGGCGCTGGAACAGAGGGTGAGCACTGCGGAGCAGAAGATTACTGCGGACGCGATTGTATCCACCGTCACCAGCTCGACGAGCTATAAGACGCTGAGCAGCACGGCAAGCACGGCAAAGAGTACGGCGGAGACGGCGCAAAGCACCGCCAATACGGCCAAGAGTAATGCGGCGACTGCTCAATCGACGGCGAACACTGCAAAGTCTACGGCTGACACGGCTAAGACCAAGGCCGACGGCAACGCGACTGACATCACGGGGCTGAAGACCCGGATGACTACGGCGGAATCGAAGATCGATCAGAAGGCCGACAGCATTACGCTGAGCGTGCTGGAGAAGAAGGTTAACGGCATCTCTGTGGGTGGGAGGAACCTGCTTACGAAAGCAGCATGTAAGGCCAATGCATGTTATACCGAGAGCGCAACATGGCGAAGCGGGTATGGGGTAACTCTACCGACAACATCGGATAACCCGACGTTTCAAACGAGCAATCTCAACGGCGGCGGGGCTTTTGCTATTGGGGAAACCTATACACTATCGTTCACGGCCAAAGCAGAAGGGACGACGAACGTATACACTGACCTGTACCCAGATACGATTGGCGGGATATTTGGCAACGCCCAACGAGAAGTTACTACTACCCCTCGAAAAATCGTAATGACCGATGTATTGACTTCTTCAGCCGATCTTGAAAATGTGTATCTCAGATTCTGGCGAATGCCCTCTGAACCAAAGTTCGCGATCCAAATTTGGGACATCAAGCTCGAAAAGGGCAACAAGGCGACGGACTGGTCTCCTGCGCCGGAAGACCCGGCGGGCAGTCTGAGCGTCAACAGCGACTACAGCAAGGTGGACATCAACACCGAGCGCGTGAGGATTGTCTCGAAGCGCATGGAGGTGGCCGTGCCGTCGGAGGACGGCGAGGACGATGTGCTGCGCGTGGACGCGGACGGTGTGCATGCCGAGGTGGTCGAGGCGGATCAGATTGTGTCGGAATCCGTGGTGCGCACTCAGGGCGCGGCGAGCTATACTCCGGCGAACGCGGGCGAGCTGGCGGCGATACTGACGGAGCTGAGCGGGAAGCACCTGACGGGATCAGTGAGCATTAACTGCAAAAACGTGTCGTCGGGCAGCTTTTCGATTGACAGAATATCGGGAGGCGGGTACGTCTCGCTGAACAACGGAACAATGAACGCCCTTGAGATTACGAACTGCGGGGCGAGCGTTGTTGTTTATCTCAGTCGTATAGCTTTTTCGACCTCCGGGACGGCGCTCACGATTTCGAACGCGCACGAAGTTTACGTCGACAGCTGCACATTCAACGCCGGCGTCGGCGTGCATCTCGGCAGCGGATGGCCGTCTCAGGCGTACATGACGAGCTGCGCGGGCGACTGCGCGACGATGGCGCAGGTAGCTCTCATGTCGCGGCTGTGCATCTGCGGCGCGTCCAAGCCCACCGGAACAGTAAGCCTGAACTACGGCGGCGAAGTCTACAACGCCACGTCTGATCCGAGCTTTACGGCCAAGGCAAGCCCGAGCATCCCCACGACCCAGACGGTGACGGTGAGCCTGTCGCCTACGCAGACCTACACGCTGCGAGGAACGTCGAATTCGGACGGGAATAAGCTGTATCAGGGGAGGTATTCCAGCTCCCAGCCGCTGCGCAGGGGCGTGATGCTGTTTACGCTGCCGACGGATCTGACCAGCGCGGACAAGATTGACTCTGCGACGCTGACGATCAGGCGCATCGGCGGCGTGGGTCAGGGCGGCGGCGTGACAGTGCAGGTGAGGTGCTACGATGTGCCGGGCACGCTCTACGCCAGCAAGACGGCGTATGACGGGCAGACGGTGTCGATCGACGTGACCTCGGCGGTCAAGGCCATGAAGACCAGCGGTTATACGGGCCTGATGCTCTACAATCCCGACACGACGACCGTGGGCAGCAAGTTTTACACGGCGAGCTATTCGCGGTTTGCGGGCAAGGGCGAATCGGGCGCGCCGGTGCTGAAGATCAGCTATCGCAAGTAAGGAGGCAATAAGCGGTGAAATATGATGTGACCAAGGGCGGATACATACTGCTCGGCAGGTGCGGCGAGAATCTCGCGCGGACAGTCGAGATCGACATATCCGAATATCTCGTGGAGTATCCCGGTGCGGTGGTGACGCTGCTGCACCGGCGGCATGGCGAGAGCGGCATCTATCCCGTGGCGGCGGAGCTGCGGGACGGATGTCTCGTCTGGCAGCCCACCAGTGCGGACACGGCCATTGTGGGCGACGGCGAGGCAGAGGTGCGCGTTACGGTGGACGGTGTGCTGGCCAAGTCCAAAATCCTCTCTACTATGGTGGACAAGAGCCTGACGGGGCAGGAAACGGACGTGCCCGAGGCGAGCAAGGGCTGGGTGGACGCGGTTATCAGCGCCGTCGGCAATGTGCAGAACATGAAGGCCGAGGCCGAGAGCGTGGCGTATGGCGAACCGGCAACGGCGGAATACGATGGCAAAACAGGGACGATGCGCTTTGGCATACCCGAAGGCAGGCCGGGCAGGGACGGCACGGATGGTAAGGACGGAGCCGCTGGGGCTAAGGGCGATAAGGGTGATCCGGGAGAAAAAGGTGAAACTGGATCGCCGGGGCCTCAGGGGGAACAAGGGCCGAAGGGTGATCCCGGAGTACAGGGGCCGAAGGGCGAGCCGGGCAACAATGCAAACGTCACGGCGGCGAATATCGAAACAGCTCTTGGGTACGCACCGGTAACGCCGTCTGCTCTGGCTACAAAGCAGGACGCTCTGACCGACGCGGACAAGCAGTCGATCACCAAGACCGGCATGACGACCGGTGCGGCGTGGACGAGTGCCGAGCAGAAGGCGGCACGGGAGAGGATGGGCGTTGACAAAGCATATGAACTGATCGAGGAAATTACGCTGGAAGAATCCATGGCTTATGCAAGAACAAACGTCAAATACAAAAAAATAATGTTATATATTCATTCGCCATCAAGCCAGCAAGCAACTATGCTGACCTCCTACATTGGCTCGGACACTGGTAGTAAGATTTATTCTGGGCTTAATATTTCGTCTAATACAGTTTACAAAATGGAAGCATCTGCTCAAAACGGACACATTGTTGCGATCAATTCATTGACCAAAACATTCGGACGCAACGCGGCGTATGGCGCTACTGTGCCTGACGGATGTAGCTATATCAATGAAATTACACTATCGGTAATGGAAGCTGCAACAAAAATCGTTATTTATGCTGTCCGCGCTTAAGGACTAAGGAGGTAACGGCATGCCCAAAATTAACATCAACGGAATTATCCGAGAAATGACCGCCGAGGAAGTGGCGGAGCTGGAAGCAATGCAGGCGGAAATACCTACCCCTGAACCAACGCTGGAGCAGCGCCTCGACGTGCTGGAGGGCACGACAGACGATATCATCCTGATGATGGCAGACCTGATCGGAGGAGGTGAATAAGCATGAAGACTTTGAACAATCTGAAGCTGCGGATCATGGTGCGGGCGTTCCGCATCCGCATCGCGAACGGCGAATCCTTTGAGGACATTGCGGCGGACTACCCCGCCCTGACCACGGACGATCTTGAGGCCATCCGCGCCGCACTGGGGGTGGAGTAAATGGCGAATTGGAACACGGGGCACAACCATTTCCCGGCGGATGTGGGGGTGCAGTGCGGGCGTATAGCGGGGACGACCGTATCGCATGGCGGCTATAAAGACGTAAGCGTGACGTTCCCCAAGGCATTTTACGCTGCGCCCATCGTGGTGGTGGGCTTTGAGACGGAATCGACCGCAGGGGCGTTTGGCAAATGCTCAGTGGCAGTTATGGGCACGGTGACTACCACTGGCTTTACGGCGCGCATTTTTAATGGTGATTCGACGAATCGAGCGCCGCGCGTGAGCTGGATCGCGGTGGGAACACCAAAATGACAAAATGAAAAGGCCCTACTCAGATAATCTGGGCAGAGCTTTTTCGTAGGTCGTCAACGGCATTCACATTAACAAACAAAATATTTCAATCCATGGCTGCTCAGTATCAGAGCAGATTAGCTCGGTTCTCCGAGTCCGACATTGTAAAGGAGAGGCTTATCCTTTACGAGTATATAATAACACAGTTGAAATCGAATGTCAATATGGGGGTGAAAAAATAATGTAGTACAGCACAAATAAATGCAAATGAGCGCATATGGCGAAAACAATTGAAAGGGCGGATGAAGAATGGCAACGGTAAGAGTAGGAAGCGCGAGAATCGACGAGCGGGGCAAGGCCTACGGAGGCAAGGCGGGCGACCAGACCGGGCGCGAGCTGAGCACGCAGAAGTGGTATCTGCACAAAAAGGGCTGGCGGGTGTTCCGCGCCAAGGATCGCGCGGCGGCGCTGAGGATCGCCGCGGACATGGAGGCGGCGTGCAAGAACAGCCACATCGGCTACGACCAGTGGCAGCGCAACACGCTGTACAAGGTGGCCGAGCCGCTGGGCTTCGACTGCGGAAAGGTCAGAACGGACTGCGAGACGGACTGCTCTGCGTTGGTGCGCGTGTGCTGCGCCTATGCGGGCATTATGGGTCTGCCGAGCGATTTCCGCACCGGCAATATGCCGAAAAATCTGCTGGCGACGGGCGCATTTGTGGAATTGCGCGGCGCGAAGTACACCGACCAGAGCGCGTACCTCGGCAAGGGCGACATCCTCGTGACCAAGACCAACGGCCACACGGTGGTGGTGCTGGACGACGGCGCGAAGTACGAGGGCGCGGTGGAGGCCAGGGAGTACGCGCTGGGCGAGCGGCTGCTGAAGCACGGCGCGGAGGGCGCGGACGTGAAGCAGCTCCAGCAGTACCTCATCCAGCTGGGCTACGATCTGGGCAAGTGGGGCGCGGACGGCGAGTTCGGCGACGCCACAGAGTTTGCGGTGAGGGCGTTTCAGGGGGATCACAAGCTCGGCATGGACGGCCAGTACGGCCCCAAGAGCCATGCGGCCATGCTGGAGGCGCTAGAAGCGGACGAGCCGGAGGCGGAGCATCGCTATGTGGCCATCGAGGGCGGCAATTGCTACGTGCGCACCGCGCCCAACACCGACGGCAAAATCCTCGGCGTTGCCCATCGGGGCGACGTGCTCCCCTATGGCGGCGAGAAGGCCGACAACGGCTGGCTGCTGGTTGCCTTTGAAAACCAGAACGCCTGGGTGTCCGGCAAATACGGCAAGCTGAAATAATAAGATCGGAGGGCGAGGCCCATGAACGACGAAAACCATCTGAATGCAATTGGAGAGGAACTCGCGGCGCTGAAGGCCAGCAATGAGTCCGATCATAAGAGCTACCAGCGCCGCCTCAATGCGCTGGAGGACGCGCAGCACCAACAGACGCGGATGCTGCTGGACATCCAAAACATCTCCAACGCCCAGCAGAATATCCTGTCCACTATCAACAGCATCGACGGCAAGGTGGACAAGCTGGGCAAGCGCATCGACGTGATCGAGAAGGAGCCGGGCGACAAATGGAAAAAGCTGGCCTTTGAGATCGTCAAATACGTCGTGCTGGCCGCCGTCGGCGTGGCGGTAGGCTACATCATCAAAGGGGTATAACGAGAAAGGAGAAAAACAATGAACATCAATCTGACCCCCATCATACAGGCGATCATCGCGCTGCTTGCGGCGCTGATCACCTACAAGCTGATCCCGTGGATCAAGGCGCGGACGACCAACGAGCAGCAGGCGCTACTCAAAGCGACCATCAAGACGATGGTCTTTGCCGCCGAACAGCTCTACGGAGCCAAAAGCGGCTCCGAGAAACTGGACTGGGTGATCTACCAGCTCAGTCAGCGCGGCTACAGCGTGGATCGAAGCGAAATTGAAGCAATTATTAAAGAAAACATGGATGCCCTGCACACTTACTCCCCCAGCGAGACGAAGGCACGGGAGGAGGAAACCGAAGCCGAGGACGAAAAGCCTCCCGAGGAATAACCCCGGGAGGCCGCGCATATGATGAAATACGACGAGTACCCGCAGTTTGACGGCGTGACCTCGTCGGTGATGTCGCGCCTCATCATCGAGGCGCGGCTCGCGCCGTCAGATGTGCATATCGCCGCATCACGCCTCGTCTGGGGTATGGACTATGCGGACATCGCCGCGGCGGTGGGCATGGACAGGAGCGCCGTTTCCAAGCGCCTGCGCGGGCAGATCGTCCCGCGCATCGAGCTGGTGATGCAGGCGGTGGACAAGTGTATGTAGGCTTTCAGGCCGGTGGAGCAATCCACCGGCCTTTTTTCTTTTGGCTTTTTTGCAAAAAAGTTTGGAAAACCCCGTGAAAAGGCTTGACAATATATCAAAAATGATATATAATATAGTCGCAAGGTTGAGGGAAGCAAGAGCGACCGGCGGCAGAGCCGCAGAAAGTGGAGGAAATACAATGGCAATGGCAAGCGTGAAACTCATCTGCAAAAAGTGCGGCAACGAGTTTACTTGGCGGAGAAACTGCTACAACCGCCGGGACGCGGATAACAGTGAAAGCTGGGCTCGTGAGAATGTTACCCTCTGCCCCGAATGCGCAGCGGAAGTGCGTCGCGAAGCGGAAGCCGCCAAGCAGGCCGAGGCCGTCAAGGGCCTGTCTGTGGAGCTGCCCGAGAACCTCACCGGCAGCGAAAAGCAGATCGCCTGGGCGAAGGACATCCGCGAGAAGTACGCGCTGATGATCCAGCGCGAATACGTCAACGAGGCCGACGACGACCTCCGCGTCTACTACGTCAAGGTGCTCGACGTAATCATCGCCGAAAACCCCAGCGCCAAGTGGTGGATTGACCACCGCGACGAGCTGAAGGACATCACCTCCGGCGGCCAGATGTATGTCGACCGCATGGATAAGTGGGTGGCCGAGTATCAGGTCAGCGATCCCGAGGGCTATGCCAAGATGATGGAGATCGCCAACAGCTAAGACAATCAAGCCCTCCTGGCTGGGCGAAAAACCGGGGGAAGGGGGAAAATAAATGGACATCAACATCGAACTCCACGAGAAGACCTACCAGAACGGCGATGTGCCGGATCACAGCATCCTGACGTTGGACATCTACCACCACAAGGACATCCTCAACGGGCTCAAGATCTGCGCGGGGGAATTTGGCATCGACGAAGTTTTAAAGCTCGGGAATGGCGGTCTGAAAGAAGTCGAATTTGACATTCCAAGTAATAAGGGAAGCGTCCTCGCGAAAATAAGGTACGGCGAAGCCCTCCAGCTGACAGAATTTGGCCGCGCGTCTCTTAAACGGGAAATCCGCTTTTATCCTCCGCTGATCGATCTGGACGGCGAAATTTACGCCGTACTGAAAGAAGGGCTCCACTTGGTGCTCAAATGCCCAGGAATCATATGGCATGACGGCGAGTGGTGCGTCCCGCGCGATAATCTTAAGTATCACGACGGGGGCATGTGGAGCGATACTGTATTTGCGGACATGGCGGATACACACTGAGCCCATTCGACGGCCCAGCGCCATTTGGCGCTGGGCATGAGCTGTTGGGGGGAAGCATAAGATGCGATTACCTGAATTTTTTGCAAAAAACATCCTTAATCGCCATCCCAAAGCAGTTGAAATCATCGCACGCCTTGAGGACTGCCGCCTGGCGCTTGAAGCTGACGGTGAATGGCCAAGCTGGTGCGCATTGCCGATGGCCGTGACCTACACTGCACTTGCAGCGGAACTGGGCGTGGAGCGCCTTGACATCGACACAATCCACGATCTTGCGCCGCTGACCGCTGCGTGGATATGGTCAAAGACCAAGCAGCTATTTGCATTTGACGAAACGCTGCTTGCAGAGCTGATGGAGCAGCCGTTTGATGGGGCGATCCCGAGCGACGCGCTGAAACGCCTACCCGTGCCCTGCGTATACGTAGATAACATGCTTGGGATGGGGAAGGATTGCGCAAAAGGATTTTTTGCATGGATCGAGTATGACAATGCCAACCAATGGGCAGAACTGCGTCTGCTAATTTTGCTGAAGGAGAATTACGCGGAATCCTATGTTTGCCCATTGCGCGGAACCATCGGTGAATCGCTGGAAGCGTTGTATGAGGCGGGTCAGAAATCGGCAGATGCGGAAATGCTCCCACTGATTGAAAAGGCAGGCGACAATCTCGAAGCCATAGCGGGAATGATCGCAAAAATCCTAAACGTGCTCCTCTATCTGTGCGCAGAGGAGCCAGAATACACAACACAACCCCGAAGATACAGCAGGACACCGTCGGGATTTACCGCTGAGCACCCGCCGAGGAAAACCGCCGTAACGGTGGTAGGAGAACGGATTGGCGCTACAATCAGGGCAGGGCGCAGGTCATATGCATCTAGATCAGGAGAAAACAGCGGAAGGACGCATGCGTCACCGGTGCCGCATATCCGCCGGGCGCACTGGCATCACTATTGGACAGGTGCATACGATTCGGCGGATCGACGACTGGTGCTCAAATGGACACCGCCGGTGTTTGTCGGAAACGATGCGCCAGTCACAACAATACGGCCAGTAAAAGGAGCAAAAAATGAGGACAGACCCACGGGAAAACCATAATACCAGCCATAGCCCCATTGCCCAGCGCCGTATCGCACTGGGCATGACCCAGAAGCAACTCGCCGAGGTGATCGGGACGACACAGGCGATGATTGCGCGATGGGAAGCGGCAAAACACGCGCCTAATGGGACGACGCTAATGAAATTGTCTAATGCGTTGAATTGCACAATAGACGAATTGATGGAAAACTGACCGCAATACCGGCAAACCCGCAATGGGGGGTGCCGGTATTTTCATTTTTGACCGCATTTTCCGCAAGTGTACTTTATTTTTTGATATATCTCATGTTTTGTCTTAAGTTATCCCAAGTTAGTTTTAAGTTTTTTGCGACTACTCATTAGTTACTCTTCACTTTTTTTGATTTTTCCCACAAACCCCGCATAACTTCCCGCGCCGCATCGCTACCTGTGCGAAAATGACCTCAGAAAGCGAGGTGCAACGCATGGCTTATAACTACCCATTCCCCCAGCCCGCTGTGCCGGGATATTTCAACGCCAACTACATGCCCCCTCAGCCCCAGATGATGCAGATGACGCAACAGCTGCAGCCGCAAATGCAGCCGCAGAATAATCCCATGCTGCTGTCCGTCCCCGACGAGCTGACGGCGCGCAACGCGCAGTTTCCGATGGACGGCAGTCCGGCGTATTTTATCAACGCCAATGGGCAGGAGATTTACTCCAAGCAGTTGTCAATGGCCAACGGCTCCGTGATTTTCCGCCGCTTCCGGCGGGAGGAAGAAGCGAAGCCCGAAGCGCCGGCATATGTCACACACGATGAGATGAACGCGAAGCTCAGCGAGCTGTATCAGCTCATCGGCGACGCGACCTCTCCGGCGGGAGGTGAAGCAAAATGATGAATCTGATGGGTCTGATGCAGATGATGCAGGGCGGCGGAAACCCCATGCAGCTCGCCCAGATGTTCGCGAGCCAGAATCCACAGGCGGCTCCGGCGATGCAGATGATCCAGGGCAAATCGCCCGATCAGCTCAAAGAGGTGTTTTACAACCTCTGCAAATCCAAGGGCCTCAACCCGCAGGACATTGCGCGCCAGTGCGGCGTGACGCTTCCGCAGTGATAAGATTTCGCCCTTGCGATCGGAGGGCGAGAAAAAATAAATGAAAGGGGAACACAATTATGGACAATGAAATGACGGCCTTTCTGGCCGGTCAGAACTCCACGGATCGGAATAACTGCTATGATGGCATGGGCTTCGGCGGTGGCTGGTTTATCTGGATCATCCTGATCTTTGCCATCTTCATGGGCAACGGTTTCGGCGGCTGGGGCAACAACGGCGCGCTTCAGGGTGCGCTCACCCGCGGCGAGATGGCCGACGGTTTTAACACCGCCGAAATCCTCCGCAACCAGAACGGCCTGATGCGTGACCAGTTTGGCGTGCAGCGCGACGTGCTGGAGAATCGATACAACACCCAGCTCGGCTTGGCCGGCATTGACAAGTCGATCATGGAAAATCGGTTTGCCGCCCAGCAGTGTTGCTGCGAGACTCAGAAGGAAATCATGCAGAACCGCTACGACGCGGCCCTGCAGGCTCAGGCCATGCAGGCCCAGCAGGCGCAGTGCTGCTGCGACGTGAAGACGGCGATCCACGCGGAGGGCGAGGCCACCCGCGCGCTCATCAACGCCAACACAATGCAGGAGCTGCGCGACAACCTGCAGGCGGCCCAGCTCCAGCTCGGCACGCTGTCGCAGACCAACACGCTGCTCTCGGCCATCAACAAGACCCCTGTGCCGGCGTATCTGACGTGCAGCCCGTATCAGTCGGGCTACAACCCCTACGCCACGCAGGGCTGCGGAAGCTGCGGAGCCGGTTACGTCGCGTAACCAACTGACATACGCGTTATAACAGCGCCTGCGCCCGTCCGAGCCATGCGCCGGGCGGGCGTTATGAATTGGAAAGGAGAAACGATATGTCCTGCAATTGCAAAAACATCCACCAAAAGTCTGCGCAGGCCGCATACAACGCCGCTTTGCAGACCTACACCGCCGATGGGACGACCATCAACGTGCTCGGCACCCAGATCACCGACACCGGCTGCTCCATCACCACCCAGAGCGGCGGCTTCCGCATCAACGCCGGCGGCCTGTTCCGCGTCAGCTATGACGTGACCAGCACTCCCGGTGCGGCAGGCGCTCAGGTGCTCCAGCTCTACAACGGCTCCACGCCCATGCCCTGCGCGATGACCACGGATACCGTGGCAGCAGGAGGCGAAATCACCCAGCACGTGGAGACGGTGGTGCGGCTGGCCACCTGCTGCGCGATCCAGCCCGTCATCAGCGCGCGTCTGAGCGGTGCTGCCGGAACGGTCAGCCACGTATGCGCCAGCGCGGTCAAGCTGGCCTAAGGAGGCGCGGATATGAAGATCATCAAGCGCCTGAGCAACGACATCGCCGGCAACATCGAGGAGGCCCGCGGCAAAATCCGCACGGCCTACGACCTCAAGGCGGAGCATCCCGAGGCCGCCGCGTGGTATCGCGAGATGGCCGCGGCCCACATCAATTTCAACACTAACGGTCACGCCGTTGTGAAGAAGCTGATCGATGGCTACAAGGCCTCAGAGGAGTACAAGCGCAACCCCGCCTACGCCGACGGCATGATCGCCGCGTGGGAAGCCATCCACAACGACCTCATCGCCAAGACCGCAGAGGTCAAGGCGATGATCGATGGGTGGAAATGAATTATGGGTGGGGCATAATCCCCACCCATTTTTCCACCCGTTTTGGTTCCGGATGCGTTTTTGCCATGTACGGTATAGCCATATTTTGCGGGCAAAATATGGCTATACTTATAGCAAGGTGCACTATATTTGATAAATGGGGCGGGTTCAAGTCCCGTCGACCGCACCAGCGAAACCACCGAGAAACAGGGACTTTCTCGGTGGTTTATTTTTTTCTTCCACCCACTTTTCCACCCACTTGCGGCAAAAAGCGAGAAAACGCGTCATCAACAATATTTGCCGCGCGCACCATATCGCCGTTGACGGCGTGCCCATATACGCCGGACGTATCCATATCTTCGCTGTGTCCGATCATTGATTTCAGCAGCGGCAGGGGAACGTCGTTTTGAACGACTGAGACGAACGTATGCCGTAATTCGTGCAGGCTGCATCCGAGGTCGTGCTGATTGCGGAAGGTGTCCCACATGGAGTACAGATGGGAGCTGTTCAGCATCTCGCCGTGCTCGTCCGGAAAAACCCACGGAGAAATGATCGACATCCAGATCAGCATTTCGCGCTGCGCGTCCAGCTCCACTTTCGCCGCGTCGGATAATGCAAATGACCTGCGCGCGTTATCGTTTTTTCCGGCTGTGATTTCCTGCTGCGCATTAACGCTCCGCTTGATCGTCACTACGCCGTCGACAATGTCCTCGTTTCTCAGGCCACACAATTCCCCACGGCGCAAGCCGGTTAGAACGAGGAAACGCCACGCGTGAATGAAAAAAGAGCGCTCTATGTGGCCCCAATGTATGATCGTATCCTCTGTAAACAGTGTCTTCAGCGCAACGGGTTGTAGGATTTTCCGATTTGCCTCCGGCGCGTCCTTGGTAATGGGCAGATCGCCGCGCTCAAGCAATTCGATTTCCCAGCGCTCACGCCGGGCAAAATTGACAAATGCGGAAATCGACAGCTTGATATTCTGCAATGATCGCCGCGACAATCCGTTTCTTTGTCCGGCGTCTATGCAGGCGCGCCACATGTTCGGCGTTATCTTAGACAGCCGCGTGTTTCCCAACTCCGGCAGCAGATATATGCGCCCCAGGTATTCGTGCTTTTTCCAGTTCGCCGTTCCGGTGCGCTGCTTCTGGTCCTCCAGAAACAGCGCCCACGCCGCATCAAAGCGCATCTCTGTCGTTCCCTTTTCCAGCCATTCGTCTGCTTTGCCCTCAGCCTCGTGTTTGCCCTTGCGGCCCTTGATGGACGACGTAAACGCCTTGCGCTTTCCGTCGAGCTGCACTTTAACCTGCCAATAGCCCTTAGACTCTATCCAGATGGCTTCGGCATGCCGTTTCACGGTCATCCTATCTTTCCTCCCCCAATAGACTTAATCCAAAAATGTGCAGAATCCAATCGCCCGCGGCGATCCATACTTTGCCACAAAGTCATCGTCGCCCATCCGACGGATGCAGACATAGTGCGTATTCGGCCAGGCGATGCGATCATCGGGGCCGAGGTCGTCGCTGATGGAGATGTCATCCACCGAAAACGCGTCGCCGCGGAAACCGAGATCATGGTGCAGCTTATTATAAGCCTCCGTAATCCCTACCTTCAGATCGTCAATAGTACGATATTCGCGTATGGTCTTCATTGCTTCGTCGAGAGTGCCCCGATGGTCGCGATACAAAATCTTCATGCCAATTCCTCCTCATACTCATCGTTTCTGCTTTGACTTGCCATAGAGAGACTCTGCCTGTATTGTTCTGCCAACGCTGTTTCGCGGAATGACGCGGTTGGGTCAATCCGTTCCACAAGTTCCCGCAGCTCCCTCACGTCGACGTTGAAAAACTCTTTCCGCGGGTTGATCTTATTCACACGCTGAGAATCCAACTCCTTATGCAGCATGTTTTCCAGCCCCACTGCGTCCTCGCTGAAAATAAAGCTGTGAACGTCAAACGGGAACGGCACCGACGCGCTTCCGAGTTCGTCCACGCGCTCCTGCGGCTCCAGGCGCCGCGTCATGCCGATCTTAAATACGTTGTCGCCAAACGCGCCAATATTGCTGATGATATACACCGTGCCGGCTTTGCCGTTTTGCAGATTGACGATTTCGGCCTTCTTCTCTTCGACCTTGCTCATCAGCCCATTCATCTCATCGAGCCGCCGCTGCAGGGCCGCCAGCTCCTCGTCGTGCGCCCTGTTCATCTCGGCCACGATTCGGTCGATCTCCTGCTGATACTTCTTTTCCTCGGCCTCGACGCGCTTCTTCTCGGCTTCGAGCTGCTTGCGCTCTTCGGCCTCCTGCCGCATCTGCTCTTTGATGGCGCGCTGCTCTTCCTTGGCCTGCTCGCGCTTGACGTAGTATTCATACTCGATATCTACGGCCTTGAGATACAGGCTTTCGATCTGGGCGATAAACCGCCTCAACGTGGGCGCAATCGTCTGATTGCCGTCTATCGCGATGGTGTAGTACTTGCTCGTCAACGTGCGAATATCCGCAATTGCCTTGTCCAGCGTGCCGAAGCGCAGCGTATACAGCACGTTTTCCAGCTCCGCCTCAAGGCCAAGCACCATCAGCCGATACAGCGCGCGGATTGTCTTTGTCTCGTAATTGGATTCATACGCCTTGCAGACGGCGATGATCTGCTTCCGCGTCTCGCGATACTTCGCGGCAAGCGTCTTAACCGTCAGGCAGTTCAAGTCCTTCTCGGGCAAAAGCTCCTCCAAGTCATTGATTTCCGAGACGCTCTCTCCGCGAGCCGTCGCTTCCAGCGCGGCGTTGATGCTCTGCGCCAGATATTTGAGCTTTTCCGTCCGCGATATCGCCGTGGTGAGCTTGCTTTGCGCGGCGGCGTTCTCCATTGCAAGCGCGTCACGCCGTGCGGTCAGATCACGCAGCTCGTTCTGGCAATCCGCGCTCTTTCGCTCAAGCTCTTTGGTCTGGCGTTCCAGCGCCTGATAGGCCTCCGTCCGGGCCTGACGCATCGCCTCCTGCAGCAGTGCGTCACTCTGCTTCGCCCGTGCCTCGGCCTTATCCGCAGCCTCAGTGTATTCGCAGATTTTGCATAACCCGCTCTCCTTGCTAACGCGGACAAACAGCCCGTGCCGCCCGCATTTTACGCATTTTCCCACGCTCTCGTCCTCCCATATCTCTGCAAATTAAGCGGTGACGATCCGTCACCGCTTGAAGCTCATCTTATCCATCCCACCGTCGGAACCATCCAGTCGACGACAAACATCAACACGATCAGCCCCATCACGATGTACGAAACGGCCATCGCTATCCTTGCGCGCCGGCGCTCATAGGCGATGGCCTCTTCGGCGCGCTGGTGGTCCTCCGTGGCGATTCTGCCCCTGTGCTCAATTCGCTCGTCCTTTTCGTCCAGCCGTGCTTCCAGCCCGGCGATCACAGCCTTGTAAGCCTGATCCGCGTCTCCGTCGGCCTTGTGCTCGTCCGCTCTGATCCCGGCCAGCTCGTCCAGGCTGCCGCCCAGACAGACGACCAGTCTGCGGAGGATATCGTAGCTCGCGGACTCGTCGTCCAGCGCGGAGAAGTACTTCCCGATGGTTCCGATGGGCACGCCCGATTCATCCGCGATCTGCTGCTGGGTGTATCCCCTCGCTTCCTTCAGCTGTCGTAAATACGCCGTCACCTTCTGTTCCAATGAAACACGCCTCTTTTCGACCTTCTTATTCAATTCTTCCCGTGGGAAGAATGACTTTCCGTATAAAAAGTGCGTTCTTCTTCAATACTTCTTCTGGGCTATTGTTCTTCTCGGTGTTTCGTGCGACTATATTTATATCAGATATCATTACGGAGGGGAAATACCATGACGAACGACGCAACTACTCTCAATTCCGTTGCCCGCCGGACGCGGCTCATCCATCGTCTCAACCGCAGCGGCCGTTTCATCGTTCACTTTGTTTTTCACCCGGAGCGGCCTGAGGTTTTTGAATTTGTCGGCCTGCCCAACGCGCAGGGCATACGCGTGCGCTATGTCAATCTCGCGGCCCGTGAGGGCGCGAATATGTCCGTCCTTTTGCAGCGCTGACGCGCAGAAGCATCAGCGGCCCGGGCGGAAGAGGCTTTGGCCCCTCCCGATCCCGCAGGCCGGGGCGCGGGTCATTGCCCGCGCCAGTCGCGCCACAGCGCGATGCTCCCAGCTCACGCCCATGCGGTATGCGTCGGCAAGCATCCTATGACCTGAGCTGTATGCATGGACTGTGCATGCATAATTTACACCTTATCGAGCGCCTCGGCCGCCGCCTGTTCGGCACGCAGCCGCGCTCCTCGATTTAAGGGCGTGGAGCCGCCCCTGCCGACGGCGCGGGGAATTTGCCCTGCGCCTGCTTTAAGCGATCCTGCGCGCTACTGCGCTGCGGAATCGCGTGCAGCCTCTGTTTCGGAGACCTCCGCCGCCAGCTGAGCCTCCGGCGGCTCAATGGTGACCTTGGTCGTGTCGCCGCCCTCGGCCAGCACCTCGGTCAGGCGCTCGATGTAGCGCTCAAACATGGCCCGGCTCGCGTCGTCCAGCTCGGCGTAGACGTCCAGTATCGCCCGGAACGTGCGGCTCTCGGAGTACCTGCGGGCCACCTCGTCCAGCGTCTTAGAAGCGGTCGGAACATTCATTTCCCCCTTACCGTTTACCAGCCACTCACGACAGACGTTGAATTCGCGACAAATCGAGTGAATTACAGTAGAAGGAACTTCTCGGAGGCCCGCTTCATATCGCGAAATCACGGTAGGGGTTGCCCCGATTCTTCGTGCAAATTGTTCCTGCGACATTTTAGGCTCTTGACTCAATCTAAGCCTCTTTATACGTTCTCCAATAGTTTGCATTTTCTTCCTCCTATTCTCTACAACTAATTATATGCGCTTTTCTTGCCAATGTCAAGTTAAATAAATTTGCCGTTGGCAAAATTATTTTTGCCAAACCTATTGACAACTTGCCATTGGCATGATATAATAATGCCATAAGCAAGATAAACAAAAAACACCCACCGACATCAAAAGGAGGAACCCCCAATGCGTAACTACTACATCAGCAACTCCAACATCATCTACACCGAGTACGAAAAGACCCAGAGCGTGTGGCCGGGCTGCCGATTCGAACTGATCGGCTCCTTCCGCTCCCGCCGCGAGGCCGATGATTACTGCTTCCGGCGCGGCGTATACACCTGTGAGGGCAAGCGCATCTGACCAAGCCGAAACACCCGCGAGGGTGTCCGCCGGAACCGCCCCACCGGCGCTGACGATGGCAGGGCAAGCAATGACAGACAAAGGATGTGAAACTCGATGAAGAGAAAGCCCCAGACCCCCGCTCCCAATCCCAAGGAGCGCCCGCTGACCCCCAGCGAGGCCGTGCTGGAGCATCTGGCCAAGCTGTCGGAAAACGACCAGCGCATGGTTCTGGGCTTCGCCGCCGCGCTGCGCACCCAGCAGCCGAAGCAGAGCCAGAGCGCATAAAAGCCTGAAAGGAGATGCCATTATGGCCAAACCGTATGCCAAGCTGCGCGGGCTGATGGCAGAGAATGACGACACCCAGAGAGATCTCGCCCGGCTACTGCTGCTCAGCCCGCAGTCCATCAGCGACCGGATGTCCAATCGGGCCGATTGGAAGATCGGAGAAATGTACGCGATATTGAACCATTATCGCGTGCCCCACGCCAATCTGAATCAGGTTTTCCCCATGAACGGGAAAAACGAGTAAAGGAGACGTATCTATGCTCTTTGACATCGCCCAATGGCTGGGCATCCTCTTCGGGGCCGCGTTCCTGATCTGGGTGACGCGCCCCGGAACGCCGGTCAGACGCAAGCGTCATCCGTGGTTCGACCGGGCCTGAGCGCCCGGACATGGGAAGGCCAGTGCAGGAGCGGTCTCACCTCCCGCTTCGCCCGGTGCGGCTCCGGGACTTCTCGCCAGCAACCCTGTGGAACCCGACTGACTTACACGACTTACTTGTCCGACAGGTAAACCAACCCATAAAAGGAGGAAAAAAGGATGGCGAAAAAGCTGACGCGATGCGGCGAGCCTCTGCTGCGCGTGCGGGAAAATGTCGTCAAGGTCAACCACGCGATGGAGCGCAGAGAGTATCTGTTGCAGAGATCCCGCGAGCTGCAGCAACAGGGCCGAATGGCCGCCGCGCATCTCGCCCTCGACTATGCCAAGCGCTGCGATCAGGAGATCGAAGAGCTGAGCGCTCAGATGAATGGAGGGGAAAGCTGATGGCCGCGCTGTATGAGATCGAAGCCCGCTACGCCGACCTGCTGGCGGCGCTGGACTGCGCCGAGACCGAGGAGGAGGCCGAGGCCCTCTGGAGCCAGCTCGACGCGATGGAGGACGACGTGAAGGACAAGGCCGAGGCCTACGCCCGGATCGTCCGCAGCAAGCAGGCCGAGGCCGAGAGCTACAAGGCCGAGGCCCAGCGCCTCGCCAAGCGCCAGAAGGCCGCGGAGAACACCGCCGAGCGCCTGAAGGCGCGCCTGCTGGACTGCATGCAGCGCCTCAACCTTAAGGACGTGCAGACCAGCATCGGCAAGTGGCGAATCCAGATGAACCCGGCGAGCTGTCAGGTGCTGGACGACGCCCAGGTGCCCGAGGAATTTCACGTGAAACAGCCCGACAAGATCGACAAGACGGCGATCCTCAAGCACTGGAAATACACCGGCGAGCTGCTGCCCGGCGTGGAGATCACCCAGAGCGCGGGGCTGAGATTCCGATGAGGGCGGCGGTAAAGGCCACGGCGCAGATCGCCGCCGCGCCCCTGCGGGCGGCCGGAAAGACCACGATGATTCTGGACGTGTTCGGCGACCGCGCCGAGGCGCTGGAGGCCCTGCGGGACACCGTGTTAGACGTGGAGCTGAAGCCCCACCGGGAGCAGCGCAGCGTCAGGGCGAACGCCCTGTGCTGGGAGCTGTGCTCCCAGATCGGCAGGAGCCTGTCGCCGCCGCTGCCCAAGGAGGAGGTCTACCGGGACGCCATCCGCGCCGTGGGCGAATACGACCAGTATTACATCCGCGAGGAGGCGCTGGAGGCGTTTCTGGCGACCCGGAAGCTGCTGGGTGTGGGCTGGTTTGCAGAGGTGGTCGGCGACGCGCCGCTGCGCGGCTATGTGGAGGTGCTGGCCTACAAGGGCAGCAGCGTCTACGACAGCCGGGCGATGGCCTCGCTCATCGACTATCTGGTGGATCAGGCCGAGCAGATGGAGCTTACTATCGCCTACGACCTCAGACAGATCGAGCGCATCAAGGAGGACTGGGGCCGCGAGTTCGCCCGCCGGGCGGCGGCCCTCGAAAGAGGAGGAAATTGAAATGGCCCAGAGAGACAACACCCGCCGCATCGCCGGCTTCCGCGGCGCGGAAGTGCAGAGCGGCGCAAGGCTGCTGATCCCGGTGCCCGCCGACGAGTATTCCCGCCTGACGCGGGATTCGGCGATGCTGGACGTGATCGCGGCATTCGCGGAAAAGAACAGCTACATCGACATGACGCTGGTCAAGACGCTGCTCGCGGCGCGCGGCCAGCAGGCTGAGGAGGAAGCGTAATGGCAATCCCGGTTCTGATTCTCGGCGAATCCGGCACCGGCAAGACCACGAGTCTGCGAAACTGCCCCCCGGAGCGCTTCGGCATCATCAACGTCAGCAAAAAGCCGCTGCCCTTCCGCAGCAGCTTCAAGACCTACAACACGGACGACTACGGCAAGATCACCGGCGCGCTGAAGCTGGCCAGGGCTCCGTCGATGGTGATCGACGACAGCCAGTACCTCATGGTCAACGCGTTTATGCGGCGCTCGAAGGAAAAGGGCTACGACAAGTACACGGACATCGCCAACGCCCACTGGAGTCTGGTGGATTTCGTCATCAACAACCTGCCCGAGGACATGATCGTGTACTTCATGTCCCACATCGACCGCGACCAGCAGGGCAACGAGAGGGCCAAGACCGTCGGACGCATGATCGACCAGTACATCACGCTGGAGGGCATGTTCACCATCGTCCTCAAGACCCACGTGCAGGACGGGCACTACGGCTTCCTCACCCACAACAGCGGCTTCGACACGGTCAAGACTCCGCTGGGGATGTTCGAGGCCGACGAGATCGACAACGACCTCTTGATTGTGGACGACGCGATCCGCGAATTTTACAGCTTAGGAGGAAAACGCAATGATCCAGATTCCGAATGACTACGACAGCGCCCGAGCCTATGACGGCAGCGCGCTCCAGCTCACTCCCGGCGGCCACATCTGCCGCATCCGCGGCGCGCGGGTGGAGCAGTCCAGAAACGGAAACGACATGCTGGTGGTGGCCTTCGACGTCGTCGAGGAGGGCGAGTTCAACGGCTACTACCAGCGACGCTTCGAGCGCGCCAAGTCTTACAACGCCTATGCCAACTGGCCCGGCGTGTTCCGGACTGCGATCCTCACGGCAGATGGCAAGACCAACGGCTATTTCAAGGGCTTTATCGAGGCCGTGGAGGCCAGCAACGCTGGCTATAATTTCCGCCAGAGCGGCGGAAACGAGGCGATGCTAAAGGGCAAACTGGTGGGCTTCAACTTCGGCGAGGAGGACTACCGGGCGCAGGACGGCAGCGTCAAGACCGCCGTCAAGCCCTTCTACGCGGTGAGCGTTGCAAAGGTGCGCGAGGGAATCGCCCCTCCGGCGAAAAAGCTGCTGGCCGACGCAGGAAGCGCGCCCCGGCCCGTCGGACAGCCGGACGCAAACGGCTTTCAGCAGGTCGAGGACGACAAGCTGCCCTTTTGAGGAGGCCGACAATGCTGACGTGTGACGACTGCACCTGCTGCCGAGACTGCACCACGTGCGTGAGAAAGGAGTGCGAGCATGGCTGTGCCGAGCCGAACGGACATCCCCGTGGGGCGGAATAACGCCATCACCCGCATGGCGCTGGCAGGGCGCTGGGACATGCCCGACCGCAAGGTGCGCAGGCAGATCGCCCGCTTCCGGGAGGATGACAGCGACGGCATGATCGTCGTCTCCTCCTCCCGCGGGCGCGGCTACTACCGCACCAATGACCCGGATCAAATCCGCGCCTTTATCGGAGACACCTCCGCCCGCATCCGCAGCCTGTCGAGGCTCCTGATCTGTGCGCGGCGGGCGCTCAGGCGGGCGAACGGGCAGATGGAGATGGAGATCGAAAAGGAGGTTATGTAATGCCGTATTTTATGCCCTGCCCCTTTTGTGGAGCGAGAACGCCGATTGTGCGTCTTGAAACAGATATTTCTGATTTCACTCTGGAAAACCCGGATCACGTATGCCGCGTGAAATGCGCCCTCTGCGGAGCACAGGGGCCGACTTTCAGCGACAAGGATTATCACAATGATTTCGAGGAGCTTGCGCGTGAGGCATGGAACATGCGCACCCCAACGGACTGATCCATGCCAAGACCCCAAAAGGCGGGGGTAGAGTACTTTCCGCTTGACGTCGAAAACGATGACAAGCTTGATCTAATCGAGGCGGAATTTGGGCTGACAGGGTTTGCAGTAATCGTCAAGCTTTATCAACGCATCTACAAGCTTGGTTATTACTGCGAATGGAATGACGAGGTTGCCTTGCTGTTCGGGAAGCGTCTAGGGACGGGTGGCAAGGCCGTTTCGGAAATAGTGTCCGCCGCGATCCGAAGGTCGCTGTTTGACGAGGAAATCTACAGGAAGTACGGCGTTTTGACGAGCAGAGGCATCCAGAAACGCTACTTTGAGATTGTCGCCCGTCGAAGAAATGTAGAGGTCGAACAGCGCTACCTTCTGGTTTCCTGCGAGCTCATCCCCGTAAATGTCAACATCATGTATGCAGAAACCCCGGTTAATGTCAACACCATGCAGGCAGAAACCCCGGAAAATGCATACAGAAGTACACAAAGTAAAGTAAAGGAAAGTAAAGTAAAGGAAAGTAAAGTACTGCTGCATGAGCGCCCCCTCGCGGCGGCGGCAGTGGAGACGGATCAGCGCCCTGATTTCAACACCGTCGAGGCCTACGCCTCGGGCAATCTCCGCTATCTGTCTCCGGGCAACATGGAGGAGCTTGCGTCCTTTGCCGAGGACTTTCCGGCGGACATGCTCCGCTACGCCATCGACCTCGCCGTCGGGGCGGGAAAGCCCGCCTGGAATTACGTGCGCGGCATACTGCGCAGCTGGCAGTCCAAGGGCTTTAAGACCATCGGCGACGCGCGGAATGAGGAGCGGCCGGCGCAGGCCTCCCGCAGCCTGTATCCGGCGAAGCCCAACCCCGCCCTGCAATACGAGCAGCGCCAGCACGCCGAAAGCGACTACAGCGACCTGTACATCGATTTGGACAAGCTCTACGGCGAAGGAGGCGACGGCAAATGACCAGCGCAGAAATGATCCTGCGCCGCCAGGTGCGCGACAGCATCGCCCTCTTGCGCGGCGAGCTGACCGCCCAGCAGCGCAGGACGCTCCTCGGCCAGACCCACAGCGACCCGGAGGCCGCGTGGAAGGGCCTGAACACAATCATGCGAAGGAGGAAGCGGCATGAAGCTCATTCTGACGCTCTGGGGCGCTCCCAGAACGAAGAAGAACAGCCAGTCGATACGTTGTAACCCCCGAACGGGAAGACGCTTTATCAGCCCCTCAGAGGCTTACAAGGTCTACGAGGCGGACTGCCTCCGCCAGATTCCCGGCAGGGCCCGCCAGAAAATCGACCTGCCGGTCAACGTCCGCTGCGTGTACTACATGCCCACCCGGCGCAGGGTCGACCTGACCAACCTGCTGGAGGCCACGGACGATCTCCTCGTCCGGGCGGGGGTGCTGGCGGACGACAACAGTCAGATCGTCGCCGCCCACGACGGAAGCCGCGTGCGGCTCGACCGGGAGAACCCCCGGGTGGAGATCGAGATTGTCTCGATGATGGAGGGAATGTAATGGGCGCAAAGATTGACATGATCGGCAGGCGCTACAACCACTGGACGGTGATCGCCGAAGCGGAACCCAGCCCGAGCGGAAGAATCCGATACATGTGCCGCTGCGACTGCGGATTTGAAAAAATAATCCACGGTGAAACGCTCCGTTACGGGCATACGCATATGTGCGCCGGATGCGCAGTCAAAGAGCAGCAAACCAAGAAACAAAGCAGAAAAGCGCTCAAAGGTGAAACGCGCGTCTCCGACGCTCCCCCGGCGGCGGTCTACGTCCCCACGCTTGGCCCGCGATACTACCTGATGCGAGGCCGGCAGGCCTATGGCCTCTCCGTTGCGGAAATGGCGCGGAAGCTCGAAATCTCCCCGCTGCTGCTGGACTGGCTGGAGCAGGACGACAAGACCGTCACCCATCCCAAGATCGTCGAGCGCATCGCCAAGGCCTACGGCCTGACCGAGGAGCAGTGCGTGGGCATGCTGCCGAAAAACTACCGCCCCGGGCATGACTACGATCCAGACCGCTACGCCCTGCCGGAAGAGGTGCTCAGGCATTTTACGGTCATGCCTGGATACGTCCGGGTGTGGAAATGAGAGGAAATGGATGAGAACGGCGGCGAGGCGAGCTGAAAAGAAATGGAGAAGAGAAGATCCGACTGGACTTGCGATGAACCGCATTGACATGGAAACGCATTGAGCTGAGCAGACTTGAGAAGAAAAGGATGAGATTGGATACGACATGAATCGAAAAGAAACGGAGGAGAAAAGACGCGCGTGGAAAAGGATATGAGATGTACTGAGAAGCAATGAATTGCAACGGAAAAGATGGGAGTGGCTGAGAGCTGAGGTGAAAAGATCAGACTTGCGAGGGATTTGCACTGCACTGATACGAATTGCAATGGAAAGGAATAGCTCTGCATAGCTGCGATATGAAATGGCGCGGGGCCAAACAATTGAGGAGGAAAAAAACATGAAGGAACTGAGAATCAGGATCACTCTGACGGAAGAAGCCCTGGGCATGATGCCCGCGAACCCTGAAATCTACCGCGACTACATCGCCAGCAACGCGCCCGACGCGGCGAAGTTGGCGGAGGAGATCGAAGAAAACGGCGTGGACGCGATGGTGGAGAACGGAACCACCGTTTTCCCGAGGCTGGAGGACGGCCGCCCGTTCTTCTGGGACTACCAGATTCGGGGCATGTTCAAGGATTCTATCGGCATGCTTCGTCGCGTGCCGGGAACGGCGTGCAGCAAGCTCAAGGCCTACAAAAAGTTCGTCGACGGCCTGATTTTCGTCCGGGAGCGTAAAATCCCCGTGGAGGTATGCGGCGAGATGGGCAACTGTCAGCGCTCGCTGCGAACGGACGGCCCGACGGGCAGCCGCACCGCGCTGGCCAGCAGCGAGACCGTTCCGGCGGGGAGCACGATGACGATGACGATTGTGATGCTGACGGACGAGCTGGAGGCGGTCGTCAAAGAGTGCCTGGACTATGGCGCGCTGCGCGGCCTCGGCCAGTGGCGCAATTCCGGCAAAGGCCGCTTCGCATGGGAGGAAATATGTTGAATCAGATCATCAAGGCGGTGCTCATCGCCTACATTTTCCTGATCGGCGGTATTGCCGGTTACAACCTTGCCCTGCTGGGCTTCGGCCTGCGGAGCTTCGACGGAGAGTTTGAGGAGGAGGCAGACGATGATTGACAAATCTTTGCGCAAGGCCACGGCAAAGCGCTGCGGCGATGTAATCGCAATCCACATGGTGGGCGGAGGGGATTGCCTGTGGATGAACATGTACCTTGACGAGGCGACCGGGCAGATGACCTGCGACAGCGATATTGGCAGTTACGCCTATCACTGGGGGCGGCACATTGACGATCGCCAGAGCTGGCTGGATTTCTGCTGCGAATGGTTATCCTGCGAGGAGTGGCTGCTACGCAAGTGCTGCGGTGAGCGACACGCCGAGATGGAATTTGATTGCGATGCAACCCTTGAAAATTTGCGCTTGCTGCTGATGGAAGGCAAAGAGGATGATGAGGACGCACAATGGTATGTTGAGTATACGCTAGAAGCGGCTGCTGGCTATGACAAGCGCAGAGAGTTCGCGGCGGCGCTAAATGTGGCAGCAGACATACAGAGCGTTGACCTGCCGGATGAATGGTGGGACTGTATGGTGGAGCGTTACACGCCGTGGCAGAAGCGCTTCGCGGAAATTTGCCGAGAGGTGATCGTCCCGGCGATTCGGGCGATGGTGGAAAAGGAGGATGTGGAGAATGGACAGGATCGCGACGTGTAGCGTCATCCGGGGAAACGGCGGCGTGGAGGCCTACGTCAACGGCGTGGTCTCCGAGGAGCTTCGCCGCCAGAACGCCATCCGGGAGGCGGAGGAAGCCGCCCTGCGGGCGGAGCTGGCCGTGACCCGAGCGCGGCGGAACAGGCTGCTGGCCGAAGACCTGCGGATACGGCGAACCGTGCGGAAGCGCCCGCTGCGCCAGCGCGTGCGGGACAGGATCGCGGACGGCTGGGCGTGGGTGATGGGGTGCATTGTGACGTATCCCAAGCTGATCCAAATGTGGAAGCAATGACGCGGACAATCGAATGGGTGGACAAGCGGGATCGGATGCCCACGGCGGCGGATGCAGACGCTGTGGGCGCGATCCTGGCGTGGAACGTCCACGACGGACTGCATCTGACCAACCCGGCGGTGTTTCGATCGTACGGGACTTTTTACACCCATTGGGCGACGCCGCCCGAGGGGCCGGAGGGGGCGGGAGGCACATGGGAGAAACGGAAAATCTGAAATCCGAGACGGGATGCACGGTGCGGGATTACATGCTGGCGGCCGTCGAGGCGGCGGGGGGCGGGCGGAAGCTCGCCGAGGCCATCGGCAGAAACGAGGAGCGGATTTACAACTGGGCGAGCGCGGAGCAACTGCCAAAGGTACGGATGCTGCTGGAAATCGAAGGAAAATCGGGCGTGAGCCTGGACGAATATCTGCCGGAGATACGGCGGGGCATGCGAGCCGTGGAGGAGATGCGCAAAGCCGGTCAGGGGATCAGCAAAAGAGACAGGGCCGCGCTGGGAATCGGGCACAACAGCTGGTGCGATTACATGAGAGGCGACAGAGCGGCGGATGGACTGAGTCTGACCACGCTGTTTGCAGCGTGCCGGTTTTTCGAGGGAAAAATTAAGCCGCTGCCGAAGCCGCCGCGGAAGAAGCCCAGGCCGGCAGCCGAGGGAGAGCTTGTGATCAAAGCGGAGCCGACGGCCAAACCGACGCGGAAGCTGTCGGCGGAGGAAATGCGGCGGGAAATGGCCTACGGGTTTTACAGGCAGGCGATGGGCACGGGAGACGCGAGGGACTTCGAATTCGGGGAAGCGGCGGACGGGAGCTATCGATTCCGGACGGCGCACTACGACGGGATTATCGATCTCAGGGCGATGGAGCTGCGGGTGATTTTCCGCAGGACGGGACATATCAGCATAAGGAGGGATCTGCATGCGGGACAGGCCATGCCCGTGCCGCGGCTGTGAGACGCGGGCGGAGGGATGCCGCGCCAACTGCCCGAGGGACTACGGCTACAGCGAGTGGGCCGCGGAGCATGCGGCCAATCGGGGCGCGGAAAGCCGGGCGCGGCAAAGCGAGGGAGAGGCGATGGCGACCGCGGACGAAGGCCGGAGAAGGCGCGGAAGGATACGGAGGAGGGAGAAGGCATGATCCACAACAGCTGCGAAGGATGCAGACACAACCTCGGCGGCGGGTGCTGCCGTCTGAACATGGAGCAGGAATGCCGCGAGGGAGGCGGGTTTGAATTGTGGGAGGTAAAGAACGATGACCGAGATTAAAGGATGCCCATTCTGCGGAGCGAAGCCCGAAATCTGGCAATCGAGTTCTGGACACAATAATCGTGGGCAATATACCGCAAACTTCACGATCAAATGCAATAAGTGCAATATAAGCATTACGCGCGAAAGTCGATTCGCTCTTGAAGCTGGGTCAGCAGTATTTGAGGCAAACGGCTATGTTGAATGTATTAATGCGTGGAACAGGAGGGCTGAGAATGGCTGAATTTGTTGAGACCATGAAACAGGCGTATCGGATATGTGGATGTCATACGGCAATCAACAAAGACTACTGCGAGGATTGCTTGTTGGCAACGGAGAACGGAGGGTGTATGTTTGACCCGCTTGAAAAAATTGATCCAGAAATCATAGAGCGCCGCGTCGTGAAATGGGCCGAAGAGCATCCCGAGCCGGTGTATCCGAACTTGAACGAGGCGTGGATAAACCTGTTTCCCGATTCCTTGGAGGTACCGTGCCCTAAGAGGTTGTTCGGCGAGGACTATTATCCAATTTTTGTCTGCGAAAAACATGATTGTGCCTACTGCAAAGCCATGCCGATGCATCCCGATGTTGCAAATAAGCTGGGGATCAAGCCGAAGGAGGAATGAACGTGCTGGAATATGATTTCACCGCCAAATTCATCGACGAGGTCGTTCACCGGTTTCTGATCGGTGAGCAGATCAGCGAGATCGCCGACGACACCTACAACCCGGTCGAGGACATTGAGGAGCTACTCCGGCAGCGGCTGTCCGAAACCACGAGGAAAATTGACGCAATGCAGAAGGCGCAGAATAATTCCGCGCCTCCTGCCGCAGACGTAACGCAGGTGGTTAGGTGCAGGGACTGCGTGTGCATGGGCAAGCGGCCTCCGATGCCCGAGGGATACCGGGAGGATTGCGGATGGTGCATGCTGCATGGGCGCGTGGTACTGCCGGAGGATTATTGCAGCAATGGAGAGAGGATGGATGACGATGCTTGACCGCGAAAAACAGTCGACCGGGCTGATGCACTCTGAGGAGCAGCTCCGCTGGATCAGCGTCAAGGAGCGGCTACCGGAGGACGGGCAGAAAATCATTGCCACGTTTCGCGATAACGGAGGACGAGTTGTAGATCAGGCGAGATACAACAATGGAGAGTTTGACTTTGCGAGTTGGGCATACGTATGGGGCGATAATGTCACCCACTGGATGCCGCTGCCGCAGTCGCCGGAGGAGGACTGACACATGGATTTGGATAAGTTGTACGAGGACTTCAAATACTTGATCAACGATCTATCCCCTGAAGAAATGCAGCGGGAAACGGATCGGGCAATCCGAGAGAGCAGAGACGCTTACATAATGGAGGAGAAGATGATGGGTGATCTGATCAGCCGTGAAACGGCGGTGGCGATCCTGCGAGCAAAAGCAGACATGTCGATTGGAGAGGTCAAGGACGCAGCCTCATTTTTCAACCATTGCGCCAACATGATCGAGAAACTTCCCGCCGTGGACGCGGAGATCGACGGCGACACTTCCGACGGCTACCACACCTTCAACGAGCTGTACCACCATCGCGCAGTGCTGTTCTCAGTAATTGTAAAAGCGTTCCCGGAGCGGACATGGAAGTCCAGAAAACATCACGACGGTACGATGTACGACGGGATGTTTATCGTGGGAATCGACACGCCGCAGGGGCAGGCTACTTATCATTACGACGTTGATCCGTATTGGGAGATGTTCGCTTGCCGGGAGCTTGACCGTGCGCCGGAATGGGACGGACATACGTCCGCAGAAGCGATCTCCCGAATCGGCACGTTGGAGCCGGTGCGACATGGGAAGTGTGAATTTTGCAGTCGCGGTAAACCGATAAAGGCATTTACCATACTCCCGGATTGCGGATTGCAATACGGTATAAGCATTGTGGCGAACTATTGCCCGCGCTGTGGGGCGAAACTGGATGGAGGTGATGCCTGAATGATCGCCATCTGGATCGCAATCGGCGTCGTCGCCGCGCTGGGCCTTGCGACGGTGTACGCCTGCATCGTCGCCGGGAGCAACGCGGACAACGAATCCGAGCGGTGGAAAGAGTCGAGGCACAAGGAGGATGAAAGATGAACCACGTAACCCTGATCGGCCGTCTGGCCGCCGACCCTGAGGCGCGCACGACTCAGAGCGGCATTTCCCAGTGCAGCTTCCGCTTGGCCGTGCCGCGGCGCTTCGCCAATCAGCAGGGCGTGCGCGAGGCGGATTTTCTCAACATCGTGGCGTGGCGCGGGACGGCGGATTTCTGCGCACGGTATTTCCGCAAGGGCATGCGCGTGGGCGTGGAGGGCAGCCTCCAGACGCGCTCGTGGCAGGCGCAGGACGGCTCCAAACGCTATGCCGTGGAGGTGATCGCGGACAATGTGGAGTTCTGCGAGAGCCGGGAGGGCGGCGGCGGGGCCAATGCCGTGCCTGCCGCGCAGCCGCTCAAAGTCCAGCAGATGGATATGCGCGCCGCGATAGCAGGAGACGGCTTCACCGAGGTGCAGGATGACGATCTGCCATTCTAAGGCAGGAAAGCGAGGAATCCCAATGGAAAAGTCTGAACTGAACGCCCTTGAAATCCATGGAATCGAGTTCATCGCTGGTCTGGACGCGCAGCTGTACCGCTTCAACGGCCCGCTGGAGCCTCGGCTGAAGTCCATCCCCAACGGCTGGCGCGACTATCGCCTGGCCATGACCCTCGTGGCAAAGGTACTCGACAAGCTCTACGACACCATGCCTCGCAAGACGCTGCTCAAGTTTCAGCATCTCAACGAGATCAGCGAGGTTATTGTCCGACCAAGGCCCGCGTCACGAAAGGGCCAGTACATGCAGATCGTGGACAATGACGACCTCAAGCTACTCATAAACAAATCCATCGAGCACGAGTGCGCCATATGCATGCGCAGGGGCGGCGAAGTTCGCTCCTGCCCCCTGCGCCGGGCGCTCATGGACATCGCCCCGCCGGAGGAGCTGGTGAAAGACGGTAGCTGCAACTATCAGGCCGTGGCCGCCGGGAACGACCTCGGCCAATACATCTGACGACCCAAAAAGGAGGAATCCAAATGCACGTAATGGGATCCCGGGAAATAACGCTCAATGAATACCAGCGCCTCGCGCGCCGCACCCAGAACGACAGGCTCAATCCCTGCGAGCGCCGGATGCACGCGCTCCACGGTCTCGCCAGCGAGGCCGGCGAAATCCACGCGCTGTATCAGAAAACCTTTCAGGGGCATCCGTTGAACGCGGACAGCGTCGTGGACGAGCTGGGCGACCTGCTCTGGTTTGCCGCGGAGCTGGCCGACGTGCTGGGCGTGAGCCTCGATACGGTTGCGGCTCACAACATCCGCAAGCTCCGGCGCCGCTACCCGGAGGGGTTCGACGCGGAGCATTCCCTGCATTGAGAGGAAGAATAAAATGGCGGTCAGCAAGCGCGGCGTAAATCTGGACGGCTGGGACGTGACCTGGGACGAGTATAAGGAGCTGGACTACTTTTGCCGGCAGTACCATCGCAAAAAGCAGGAGGCGGAGAACCTGCTGACGCTGCGCGTCTCTACGCCGCAGCCGATCGTCGCCGCCGACGGAAGCGCGGATTTCCCGGGCAGGGGCGGCGGAGGCGTATCCGATCCCGTGGCCGCGATGGCCGAAAAGCGGGAGCGCCTGCTGCGGGACGTGCGGCTCATTGACCGGGCGGCAAAGCTCGCCGGGGCCGAGCTGGCACCCTGGCTGCTGCGGGCCGTGACCCGCAAGGACGGCGTGACCCGCATCATCGCCGACGGATGCCCCTGCAGCGAGCGCTCCTTCTACCGCATGCGCCGGAGGTTTTTCTATGTGCTCCGGGAGCTGCGCAACAGCGACGCGGCGTAAAGTTGGCAGTGCGGTGCAGTACATCTGTGGTATACTTTCAACGTGGACAGGTCGGAAACTGCGGCCTGTCCTCTCTCTTTGCCGATTTTGGCGTGCGCCGGGGTCTTTCCTCCTCTCCGGCTGCGGGAGCGTCCGTTTTTATTGCAGGCTGGGGGCAGGGCGCGGTTTCGGCGGAGGAAATTTGCCGATTTTCTTTTGATTTTTTATGGTAGGCCTTGACAAGTTATATAACTTATGTTATAATATACTTGCTGTCAGGAGATGGAAATCAAAGGAGGAAATCGGATGGCATTAAAATCGGATGGCGACAAGGTGATGACCACCGTCATCCTCACCAGAGCGCAGAAACAGCGGCTGGACGAGCAGGCGGAGCGCCTCGGCATCGGCGTTTCGGCGCTGATCCGGCTGGCGGTCGCGAGGTGGCTGGATGAGCAGCCGACGCGGAGAACAGAAGGCGGGGATGAGGAATGTACGAAAACCTGAGCTATGAAACCGGCGAGGAACTGTGCGAGAAAATGGCAGCGGAGTGCGATACCGCGATTCTGGCATTTTCCACCGGCAAGGACAGCATCGGCGCATGGCTTCAGATGCGGAAGTATTTTCGCAACATCGTGCCGTATTACTGCTACACGGTGCCGAAGCTCGGATTTGTGGAGGACAGCCTGAAATACTATGAGGACTTTTTCGGATGCCATATTTACAGGCTTCCCCATCGCTCGTTTTACCGTTTCCTGCGCGGTATGGTTTTTCAGTCGCCGCCGCATGTGACGAAGATCGAAGCGCTGGATCTGCCCGGCGAAGAGTACGACGACCATATGGTGGGAGAGATCATCCGCAGCATGGCGAAGCTGCCTGAGGCCTGCTATGCCGGAACCGGAGTGCGGATGGCGGACAGCCCGATGCGGAGAATCGGGATTAAGACGCACGGCGCGATCAATCACAACGACAAGCGCTTTTACCCGGTGTATGACTGGAACAAAGAGCGCCTGCTGAATGAGATCGATGCCGCCGGGGTAAAGCTGCCTGTGGATTACGAGCTGTTTGGCAGGACGTTTGACGGGCTGGATTATCGCTTCCTGAAGCCCATCTCCGAGCGGTTCCCGGAGGATTACGAAAAGATTTTGACGTGGTTTCCGCTTGCGGACATGGAAATTTACCGGCGCGAAGGCCTGAAGCCGATGCCCATTGAGGAGGAATAACACATGGGATACTGGGATGAGCGTGAAAAGAAGCCGGAAGCCGTCGAGGTGGACAACGCATCTCTGGAGGATTTTGAAAAGACGGTCGAGGAAGAATTGGGCGATGTGGAGAAGTCCTTCCGCGAGCGCATGGCGAATGAGAACAAGCGGTTCCGCGACATGTGCGATACGGAATACTGGGTGGCCGTGTGCTTTACCAGCCGCGAGCAGAAGGAAGAATTTTTGCGGTCGATGGACTTGCCGGTGGATGAAAAGTATATCGACGGCAGGGAGATGGCGCGGAAATGCAATCGCGCTGTCAAAACTCCCGATCTAAAATTTGCAAAAATTGGAAAGCCGAACAAGGCGTTTTTGGACAGAATCAGGCGTGAAAGCTGAAAAAGCTGCACGCCTGATTTGATTTTTGGTTCCCTCGAAAGGAGGTGAGAGCCATGACTGCAATGCAGAGGCAGATCAACCGCATTACCGGCGTTTCCGGCGCTGGCGGAAGGCGCACTGCGTCCCGCCGCGTACAGTCCGCGATGCGCGCCAGAGCGGCCAGCACCTAAACGCCCGCGCCCCATAAGTGCGTGGGCGTTTTTATGGAACGGAGGGCATTTATGGGGCGACCTAAAAAACAGATTGATTTTGAAGCAATACGGGAGCTTGCGAGCGAGAACAACAGCGTTTCAGACATCTGCCGGGCGATTAAAATCGCGCGGCAGACTTTTTACAGCTCGAAGGAAGCGCAGGAGGCCTATGAGGACGGGCGAGCCGACATGCGGATCAACCTGAATCACTGGCAATGGCAGGCCGCGCGGAGCAACCCACAGATGCAGATTCATCTTGGAAAGTACATTCTGGGGCAGAACGACATGCAGGAGCCTGAGAAGGAGAAGCACAGCAAGATCATCCTGAAAGAGAACGGCGACATTGAGGTGGAATGATGGGTAAAATCATAGCCGGCGTATTTCTGCCGCTTTCGAAGGACATTCGAGCGATGAGGCATGCCGAGTACATGCTGGGCGGCGGACGCGGCTCCACAAAGTCCAGTTTTATTTCCGTGATGATTATTCAGGGCCTGCTCACGGACGACGATGCGAACGCGATTGTCTATCGGCGCGTTGGAAATACGCTGAAGGACAGTGTGTATTCTCAGCTCGCATGGGCGATTGATATTCTGGATCGCAATGACGAATTTGTTTTTCGCAAGTCGCCGATGGAGATTGTTCGGGTCTCGACGGGGCAGAAGATCATGTTCCGCGGCGCGGACGACCCTATGAAATCGAAGTCCATCAAGCTCGTAAAGGGCTATTTCAAATATTTGTGGTTTGAAGAGCTGGTCGAGTTCCGCAGCATGGAAGATATTCGGACAATCAAGCAGTCCGTTCTTCGCGGCGGCGACAAGGCGATTACCTTTTACAGTTACAATCCGCCCAAGACCGCGGCGAACTGGGTAAACGAAGAGGCGCTGAAGCCCAGAGAAGATCGCCTGGTGCATATGAGCACTTATCTGGATGTGATTGGTGAACATCGGGACTGGCTGGGCGAGCCGTTTATCGCTGAGGCTGAGGCCGTAAAAGCCACCAATGAGCGCGCCTACCGCAACGAGTACCTGGGCGAGGTCACGGGCACCGGCGGCAATGTGTTCGACAATCTCGAACTGCGGGAGATCGGCGACGAGGAGATCGGCGCTCTTGAGACCTTTTACAATGGCCTCGACTTCGGCTTTGCGACCGATCCGGACGCTTTTACTCGCTGGGCCTACAGCCGCAGGACGCGCAGACTGTATGCCGTCGCCGAGTACTACGGCTCCCACACCAACATCGACACGCTGGCAGAAAAGGTCGCCGCGCTGTCGGGCCGGGAGATCGTGCGCTGCGACAGCGCCGACCCGCGGATGATCGCCGAGTTGAAGCGGCGCGGGATCACCGCCGTGGGCGTGCGCAAGGGCGCGGGCAGCGTGGAGCACGGCATGCGATGGCTGGAGGATCTGGGCGCAATCGTGGCCGACCCGCGGCGAACGCCCAACATCGCGAGGGAGTTTCAGAAATACGAGTATCTGCAGGACAAAAACGGGAATTTCCTGCCCGCGTATCCGGATAAGGACAACCACTGCCTGACCGGAGACACGCTGGTATGCACCGTGGACGGCGAAAAGCGCATCGACGAGCTGGTCGGTCAGACCGGCGCGGTGATCTGCTACGACGAGGAAAACGGGAGAGCGGCGACGGCTCGCTTTTTTGACGTCCGGCAGACGGGCGTGGAGGAAATATACGAAATCGAGCTGGAGGACGGTCGAATCCTCCGAGCGAGCGGCGAGCACCCGATCCTGACCCGGCGCGGCTGGGTTCCGGCGCGTCAGATCGCGGAGGACGATGAAATTTTGGAGGTAAAGACGGAATGATCGAGTATATCGACGGCGGAAAGCGCGCTATCTTTAACGGGCTGGTATTCACACGCGACGAAAAGACGGGCTACTACCTCAATTCGACCTTCCGTGTGCGGCTGCATCGCGTGGTGTATGAGCAGTGCAACGGGCCGATCCCGGATGGGTATCACGTGCATCACGTGGATCATGATCGAGGTAACAATGAGCCGGAGAATCTGATTGCGCTGTCTCCCGGAGATCATCAGCGGCTGCATGGGGAGGAAATGTCTGATGAGCATCGGGAGAAGCTCGCAGATAATCTCCGGCAGAACGCGATTCCCGCGGCGGTGGAATGGCATAAGAGTGAGGTTGGCCGTGTCTGGCATCTGAAGCATTATGCGGAAACCGCCGACGCCATGCATGCGCGGCAATGGATGACTTGCGCCTGCTGCGGCGCGGAATTCTACGGCGCAGCGAATGGCACGACACGCTTTTGCTCCAATGCGTGCAAAAGCGCATGGAGAAGAAAGGCTGGAATCGATAATGAGGTCAGAAAATGCAAACTCTGCGGCAGTGCATTTGTGGTCAATAAATATGCGGACACACAAACCTGCTCACGCAGATGCGCCGACCGACTGCGCGTGCTACGTGCGCGTGAAGGCCGTGAAGCGCAGACCGGCTGAGCCTGTGTATAACATGGAGGTCGAGCGCTTTCACAATTTCGCCGTCAATGGCGGGCTGATTGTGCATAACTGCATCGACTCCTCACGCTATGCGCTGGAGCCGGAAATCGGGCGCAGAGTTGCAACGACGCGCTCGGACATCTACTAAGCAAGAGGTGACAACATGATTACACGCGCCAAGCGCTATCTGGACGAGGCCGGCATGCCCTCTCCGGCCATGCTGCGCAGTGTGCTGGCGGAGCATCTGGCCGAGGCTCCCCGGCTGGGCAAACTGGCGGACTACTACCGCGGCGACAGCGAGATCACCCGCCGCATCCGGCAGCCGGGCCTGCCCAACAACCGCATCGCCCATCCCTACGCGCGCTACATCGTCTCCGTGGCCACGGGCTACCTCATCGGGCAGCCGGTGAATTACTCCGTGGACGGCGGCGAGGACGCGCTGCAGCCCGTCACGGACGCGTATAGCAAGTGCTCTATTTCCTCCATCGACGCGGAGAACGCCCGCCACGCCTCCATCTATGGCCGCGGCGTGGAATACGTGCATGTGTCAGAAAACGACGAGGGGGAGGTGCTTCCATGCGTGGCGGCCCTGTCGCCGGAGCAGGCTTTTGTCGTCTACGACGACGATTACCACAACACGCCGCTCTTTGGCGTGTACTATGCGCAGGACACCACCGAGGAGGGCAATCCGGACGGCTGGCGCGTGTATCTCATGGGCGACCAGAGCGTCCGGGAGTGCCACATGACCGATCTATCGGCCAGTGCGGTCACGGTCGTCGGCGAGACCCAGCATTATTTCGGCGGCGTGCCCATGATCGAGTACTGGAACGACGAGGACGAGCGCGGCGACTTCGAGTGGGTGCTGCCGCTCATCGACGCATACGACAAGCTCCAGTCCGACCGCGTCAACGACAAGGAGCAGTTTGTGGACAAGCTGCTGCTGCTGACCGGCTGTACCCTCGAGGACGACGAGCGGGGCCGCCCGCCGTGGCAGCAGCTCCGGGAGGATAAGGCACTCTGCCTGCCCGACCTGCAAGCCAAGGCCGAGTATCTTCAGGGCGCGCTCACCGAGAGCGACGTGGAGGTGCTTCGGACGGCGCTGGTGGCGGACATCCACAAGATGAGCATGATTCCCGACCTGTCCGACCGGGAGTTCGCCTCCAACGCCTCAGGCGTGGCAATGAAATACAAGCTCTGGGGCCTTGAGCAGATGACCAACGTCAAGCAGCAGTGGTTTATAGAGGGCCTCAAGACGCGCCTGAAGCTCTTCGCCAATTTTTGCAAGGTGCAGGGGCATCCGGCGCTCAACGTGGACGATGTCAAAATCACCATGACCCGCGCCATGCCTGCGAACCTCGTGGAGAACGCCCAGATGGCCCAGTACGCCGAGGCCGCCGGAGCCGCCAGCACCGAGACCAAGGTGCGCATGCTCCACGCCGCGGACGGCTGGACGGACGAGATGGTGCAGGAGGAAGTCAACAAGATCGAGGGCGAATCCCAGAGCACCGCCGATCCGCTCACCCAGTACGGCAACATGCTGATGGGCGATACCTCTGACCAGCTCAAATCGCAGGACAAAAAAGAGGAGGAGTAATGAGCAATGGCGAACGGAGGGCGTAAGAGCCTGCCTCGGCGCATTCTGGAGGCCGCGGACGCGTTCGCCAGTTCTTTTTCAGACGCGGAACTCAAGCTGTTCGGGGCCTTCGGCGCACTGCTCGGCGGCAAGGCGCTCAAGCACGGCCGCTATCGCGCACTGACGCGCCGCAGAATCCAGCGTGAGCTTGCGCGCGTCGTGGACAATATCTGCGCAGCGCTCGAAGAGGAAGCCGCTCAGGCGGCCCGTCAGGCGCTTTTGACGGCCTATGCGGCGACCGCCGAGACGATTGCCGATGAAATTGAGGCATTCGCCGTGCAGACGGAGGTTGAAGCGGAGCGAGCGCAGCGGGAAATGATCAAAATCGTCGACGAGCTCACGCGGCTTGTCAACGAGTCCACTCAAATCGAGCTGAAGCACATGCGCCGTGACGCGGACGACATCTACCGCCAGATCGTGGAAAAGGTGCGGGACGCGTGGCTGGAACCCGGAAACGCGTCCAAACTGAACGCGGAAGTGCAGGAGGCGATCAGAGAGTTTGCGGCCAGCGGCGTGACCGGCTTTACCGACAAGGCCGGCAGAAAATGGGGCCTGTATGAATACGCCAACATGGCCATGCGGACGGCCATCCACCGCGCCGGACTGCAAGCCACCATCGACACCATGCGGGCCAAGGGCCAAGACCTCGCCTATGTCACCCGGCATCCGGGCGCATGCCCGCTGTGCGCGAGATGGTATGGCGTGATCCTTTCGCTTTCAGGCGACGATCCGACGCATCCATCATTGCAGGGCGCAATGGATCAGGGCCTGTTTCACCCTAACTGTACAGACGTGCTCCAGCCATACATTCCCGGCGTGTCCGATCTGACCGCCGGCATGGGCGAATACACGCCGGAGGAGAGCGCGGCGCGCTACACGGCCAGTCAGCACCAGCGCACATTGGAGCGGGAAATCCGCAAGTGGAAGCGCATGCAGGCCGCGTCCACCACGCCGGAAAACGAGCGCATGTGCAAGGCCCACATTGATAAGCTGCAGCGCCAGCTCCGCACGCTGACCGGCGAGACCAAGCTCCCCCGCCGCTACGACCGCGAGGGCGGCAGAGTGCTCCTCAGCGCGGATGCAAAAAAGCTGAAGCCCTTTACAGTTGGCGAAAATGGGCGTATAATTCAAAACATCGCCACTAATCCCGCGATAACGAAGACTGATGCGCCGAATGCGTCCACGAAAGCGAGCGAAAACAGCGTGAATTTCATCTGCAAAATCGACCGGAGCATATATTCTTGCGTCTCCAAGGATATTACCACGGACGAGGTCGTGATTACAGAAGAGCGGATTCAGCACATCAAAGAGCGTCACCCGAATGATTACGAGCGGTATTACTCTTATATCGCTCAAATATTGCGCAGCCCAGACTATATTCTTGAGGATAAGGTTCATACGGGCCTGATCTTAAAAGAGATCAAAGAGGACGATAAAATGTTTCGGCTTGTATTGCGATTGAGCACATCCACGGATAACCCGGAATATAAGAATTCCGTTCTTACTTTCATGGAAACAAACAGAAAAAAGTGGGAGCAGAACATCCGGAATAAAAAAGTGCTTTACAAGCGAGACGAAATCTGATATAATTTAATTGCACTAAAGGGATTCTTGAGGTGGTAAATTTCGCGGCGACCACACGCCGATGGTATTGACAGGGGGCGTATGCATGCGCCTTCGAGAGATGCAGGAGAAGGCCGCGCCTGCCAAGAATCCACGAAGTGCGCAAAGCTCATACGACCGACCTAAACCGCCCAGCGCAAGCGAGGCGGTTTTTCTATGCCCTGAACAAGGAGGAAATGCCATGAAACTGTCCATTCTTGGCACTGAATACGAGGTCATCCGCAAGAATTACGCGGACGATCCGTATTTCGAGGCCCACGGCTGCGACGCCTACTGCGACAAGCTCGGCAAGCAGCTCGTCATCTGCTCCGCGGACACGCATCCGGCCTTTGCCGACGATGATGATTTTGCCCACGCGATGTGCGAAAAGGCGACGCTGCGCCATGAGATCGTCCACGCGTTTCTGTTTGAGAGCGGCCTTGACAGCAGCTCCAGCCGGATCACCGACATGGGCTGGGCCGAGCATGAGGAAATGATCGACTGGATCGCCCTGCAGGCCCCCAAGCTGTATGCGGCCTTTGAGGCCGCCGACGCGCTTTAAATCAATAACCCCACGGCATTGAGCCGCCGAGGAGAGCCGATCACTCTCCCGGCGGCTTTTGCATACCCTTTTCCGCCCTGATCAAGCGGAAAAGACCTCAAAAATCAAGCCGGACGCAGCGGCAAATCTGTGGAATTGTCGACGGACATAAAACGGAAGGAGAACCAGTCATGAAAAATGTGAAGGACATTTTTACCCCCAATCAGCCGAAATGGAAGCCGTTTCCGCTGAACCTCCAGCTCTTTGGAGAAGAAAACGGCGCTGATTCCGGCGCTTCCGGCGGCGAGAATGCCGCTCAGGGCGCACAGGAGGCCTCAGAACAGCCTCGCACCTACACCGAAGAGGAATTGCAGGCCGCCATCGACAGCACCGTAAGGCAGCGTCTGGCGCGCGAGAGGCGCGACGCGGAGAAGCGCATCGAGCAGGCCCGGGAAGAGGCCCGCAGCGAGGCCGAGAAGCTGGCCCAGATGAACGAGGCCCAGCGCGCCGAGCATGAGCGCCAGCGCGTGGAACAGGCAGCCAGGGATCGCGAGGCCGCTATCGCCCAGCGCGAAGCGGAACTCAATCGCCGCGAACTGCGTGCCACGGCCATTGAAGACCTCCGCAAGCGCGGCCTGCCCACGAGCCTCGAAATCGTGCTCAACTACACGGACGCGGACGCGTGCCACACCTCCATCGACACGGTGGAAAAGGCGTTTCGCGAGGCCGTGCAGCAGGGCGTGGACGAGCGCCTGCGCCAGAGCGGCGTGACGGTGCGCGCCGGCAATGCGCCGGACTACGCGAAGATGTCCGACGCGGAATACTACGCAGCCACCTACAAGACCGGCGGCCAGAAGTGACCGCCGCAACCAGAAGAAAGGAATGAAACCATATGCCCAATGAATTTATTACCCTCCAGACCATCGCAAGACGCGCCCTGCCCCGCCTGATCGAGAACCTCGTGTTCCCGAATCTGTGCTATCGCGACTTCTCCGGGGACTTTTCCGACCTCGGCGATACGATCCAGGTGCGCAAGCCCAACGTCCTCGAAGCCAAGGACTTTAACGAGGCCTCCGGCGTGGAGTATCAGGACATGAAGGAGACCAGCGTCCTCGTCAAGCTGGACAAGCTGGCGACCGTGGACGCGAAGGCCTCCGCCATCGAAACCGCCGTGAGCCTCTCCGATCTCGACCGCGTGTTCATCGAGCCTGCGGCGGTGGCGCTGGCCGAGAGGATCAACGCCGACGGCCTCGCCCTCTACAAGGACGTGCCCTACGCCGTCGGAACTCCCAACTCTACGCCCGATTCCCTCGCGGCGTTTGCAGAGGCCCGCAAGATGCTCAACGTCAACAAGGCCCCTGTCAGCGGCCGCGTCGGCGTGTGGAGCCCCGAGGCCGACGCGAAATTTACCCAGATTCCCGCGCTCGTCAACGCGGAGAAGTCCGGCACGACTCAGGCGCTGCGCGAAGGCTCCATCGGCCGCGTGTACGGCATCGACAACTACATGGCGCAGGGCGTGCAGACTCACGCCTCCGGCATCACCGCGCAGGAGGGCGTAAAGCTGTCCGCCAGCGCCGCCGCAGGCTCCACCACCATCGGCCTGACCGGCACTACGCTGACGGGCAAGCTCGTCAAGGGCGACGTGCTGACCATCCTCGGCGGCACCTATGTGGTCACTGAGGACACCGCCGCCGCAGCCTCCAACGCCATCGCCGGTGTCAAGATTTATCCGGCGCTGAAGAAGTCCGGCACCACCAGCACCAACGTCACCATCGCCGCCAGCCATGCGGCCAACCTCGTGTTCTGCCCGATGGCCTTTGCTTACGTCACCCGTCCGCTCATCAATCCTGACGGTCAGGGCGTGCAGAGCTACGTCACCAGCTACAACGGCATCTCCCTCCGCGTGACGAAGGGCTATGACCAGAAGTACAAGCGCTCCACCTACTCGATGGACGTGCTTTACGGCTACAAGACCATCTACCCGGAGCTTGCCGTCCGCGTGATGGGCTAAGGCCGTGGCGATCAACGCGGAGCATGTGCGCGAGCGCCTGACCGCGTACATCTACCCGAGACGACCGACTACGGGCGAGCAGGAAGCCGCGTTTCTCAAGGCCGTGCAGGTGCAGGCGGAGTACGAGAGCGCATTCGACGGCGAGGATGCGCTCCCGCCCGGCGTATCGAGCTTTTCCATCGGCAATTATTCCGTCACCGCTGAGACAGCCCAGAGCGCAGGTTATACGCAGCAGACGATCTGCCCTGCGGCCTATGCGTATCTTTTCAACGCGGGCCTGATCCGGCATACGCTGCCTGTTGCGAGGAGGCTGTAGCCATGTTTGGACTCAACGAGCGTTCACGGCACTATAAGCGCACTGGACAGCAGGGTGGAAAGCCTGCCTACGCGGCGGAATCCGCCGAATTTGCCTGTCGGACACAGCCGACGCGCAGTCGGAGCCTCAGCGATGAAAAAAGCGTCATGCTGAGCGCAGATACACTTGTATTTGCGCCCGGCTCCGCCGCCGCGCTCGGAATTTCACCCGGCGACCGGCTTGAGATCGGTACGGAGCATTTCATCGTCTCCGAGGTGCAGGCCATGCGCGGCTATGCCAAAATCCATCACCTCGAAATTCTTGCGAAGAAAGAGGGCGGATAGCATGCCGGCGCATACGAAAAACATGGGCTGCTTTTCCTACGATGTATCCATTGACGCAACCGCGACCGTCGCCCTCGCCGAGGCGGCGGCGCGGGATGCGGTCGCGGAGCTGGGCGATTACATCAAGGCCGAGTCCAACGCCATCGCGCCACTGCGTGATGGCACGCTGATCGAAAATTCGCGCGTCGAGGTCGAAGGCGACACGGCGACCATCGGCTATTTCAACACGATCTATGCCAACTATCAGCATGAGGGCGTTGAACTCAACCATCCCAACGGACGGCAGGCGAAATACCTGGAATCGGTGATGGAAAGCCCTGCGACGGCAAATGCGGCCCGCGAAATTCTCGCGCAGAAGCTACGCGAGCGGATGGGAGGCTGAACCCCATGACCAATCAAGAGAAAATCGAGCTTGCGGAGCTGCTCAAGGTGCTCTGCGATCTCGACCGCTTTTCCGACTGCTCCGACCGCTTTTTTCGGCAGGTTTTTGCCCAGCGCGTCCAAGTCGTAAAGGCGAACGGCTATATCGACAAACTGCTCGCCGATGCGGGCGAAGAAGGGAATGAATAACCTATGGCAAGAAAATCTGGATGCCCGTTTAGTATCCGGGATTACAGCGTCAAAATTGAGAACAAGGTCACGGACGAGGAAGTGCTCGTCAAGGGCCTGTCCTCGGCGAGCGTTGACATTGATTCCGATACCGATGACGGCAAGACCGGTGAATCCACCTGGGCCGAGGCGATCATCAAGGGCCGCAGCGTTTCCGGCTCTCTTGAGGGCCGTCCCATCTACGACAAGACCACCGGCACCCGCGACCCGGGCCAGAGTCTGATGCATAAGGCGGCCACCAATAGCGGCGGCTGCGACAACGATCAGACGCTCATCATCGCGGACGCAATCGGCTACGCCATCAAGTACGACTGCGTGATCACCAAGGAGGCCACCTCTGTAGACGAGGACGGTGAATCCATTTCTTGGGATTGGGAAGGCGTTGGCCAGCCCGAAGAGCAGGAATATGTGCAGGTCACCGGCGTATCCTACAAAAAGGGTGATACTGCCGCGACTACGCTCACCGTAAAGGTCGGCGAGACGGAAACCGTGGCTGTTGCATTTGCGCCTGAAAAGGCCTCCAACACCCGTTTTGCCTACTCTATCGCGGATGAATCCAAGGCCGCTGTCACGGTGGATGGAATGAACATCGCCATCCGCGGCATTGCGGAAGGTTCTACCACGCTCACGATCAAGTCGATGAACAACAACAAGACTGCGGAGCTTGCGATCACCGTCAGCGCCGCGTCCTGACCGACCGACCCCGGGGCGGCAAAACAGCCGTCCCGGATTTTTGAAACAGGAGAATCAGCATGAGCATCATTGAACAGCTTGCGCGTTTTCTTGCAGGAAAGCTGCAATTGCCGCTGGAGGGCGACACGGACGGCGCTGTGTTCTACGGCTATATGCCGGAAAAGCCCACCAAGGCCATTTGCGTGTACGCCAACGACCTGCGCGCTCCCGGCGACGACGAGGGAACTCGCGTGCAGATCGTCGTGCGCAGCGATATGGACGGCGGCTGGGCGCTGGCGCAATCGCTGTCCATCATGTCCATTCTCGACGACGCGCGCGACCTGATCTTCGTGCGCGATGGCGCGTATATTCCCCGCATTGAGACGGAAAAGGGATTTCAGTTTTCCGGCATGGCCGGGAACAACACCCAGTTCTACGCCGCAAATTTCCGAATTTATTATTGCGGAGGGTATTGACATATTGAAAAATACTCGTTAATATCAATATATCAATAACAGAGGAGGAATGGCCGTGGGTAACGATGAGTGGATTCTTCTTTCAATCGTCATAAATGCAGTATTCTTCGGAATATTTTCACGTTTGCTGTGCGTAAGGAAAGGCCTGAATCCGTCACGCGGTTTCGCACTCGGATTCTTTTTCTCGCTATTTGGATTTCTATATTGCGCCGTGCTCCCGCCGGAGGACAGCGCAGAAATTCGAAGCCTGAAACGCATAGGAGAACTGCTCGAAAGCCTGAAGGCAGAAGCTCAGGTTGACTCCAAAGATCCACCCGCGCAGCCTGCGAAGCAATCAAAAAA